CGCCCGCCATTGTTAGCCTCAATCTTAGCCTTTACTGTAAGATTGAGTGCTAGCATCTCGGCGGTTTTCGGTTCTGTGACCTCCATAGGTGCATCAGTAAAATAAACATCAGTAACATAAACATATTCAGGTGTATCTATAAAGCAGATACTGCATAAATGGTCTGCGCCAGTGTCTGCAGTGTCTGTATAGTTCCATCGTTTGTAAGCGTCTCTGCCAGTTGGCAACTGCTCAGGTACATACGTCTTAAACTCAGGATACATGAGGCCTTCCTTTGGTTTAGGGTCTTGCATATACTGCGTATCAAACACAAGTGGGTTAATAGCCCTCATCTTATGCAACTCTTCAAGCGTATGCTTCATAGGCCATAGCGCACTTTCATTGCCTTCTTCATCAACCTGAATAGCAGGAAGCGAGAGTGTAGTCCATTCACCTGGCTCAATCTCATCTAAGTATCCACACAAGTCATGCTCATGCAGTCTCTGCATTATAATTATGATCGGCGTGTTACGAGAGTTCGTACGGTTTCGTATTGTATTCTCAAACCGTTGGTTTATTCTTTCTCTAACCACGTCTGATTCTGCGTCTTCTGGCTTTACAGGGTCATCAATCAGAATCGCGCCATTAAATATGTTAGTCCTAGCCTCTATAAGATGCAGCACATTATTCAGCGTGCTGTCAAATGTCAGGCCTTGGTAGTCTTCCTCAGTCAGGTTGTCTTCTTCATCAACGTGTCCAGCACCGAAGCCTGTAACCTGTCCCTGAGTTGATACTGCGTACAGCTCTCCGCCTTTCGCTGTCCTCCATCTAGTGGACGACCCTTTCTCCTTCTCTAGTACAGCATCTGGAAACAGCTCTTTATACAGCGGCTCCATCATAATGTTTCTCACTGTAGCTGAGTTGTCGTTCACAAGCAAGTCAGAATATGATAAATGTAGGAACCTGCACAAAGGGTTTAATGCAAAGCACCAACTTATGAATGATTTAACAGCAATTTCTGTTTTAGAATATCTAGGTGGCATGTTAATCTTCAACCTAGTTATCTTCCCATCTACCACGTCTTGTAAAGCCTTGAATATCATCTTATGATGCTGATTCACTACAAATGAACGATGATACTGTGCTTTAAACATAGCTCGTGTGTACTTCTCAAGAGATGCCAACAGCTCAAGCCGCAGGAGTTCCTTTGGGTCAATCTCGCCATTGATATCCTTATATGCTTTAGCCTGTATTTGGGCGAGTGATTCTTTTCTATAATTCCTTATATTCATGTTATATGATACTAGCGTCTGTCAGTTCATTATAAATAATGTTCGCGTGTAGGAGAGGAGCATCATCTATCTCCAATTATAGTATCTCTGATTATCATGTATGCCTCTCTTGATACAACTGTATTTGGCAACAGCCCTGGTGCTATCTGTGACTGATTCGTATATGCAGTCGAATCTATCACCATGCCAGACTTTCCAAACACTCTGTCCCACAGCTTCTCAACGGTATCCATATTACCGAGTTTCGCATCGTCTAGTAATCTTTTAATTACTGTCTTAATGGCAACTGGCACTTTTTTATTGTTGTATACTGCCTGCAGTTGAGATTCATTACAAGTCAAAAGCGATGAAAGCAGATTCATTGTGTCCTGCTTAGTGAGTGCCAAATTGAGATTGATATTGAGTGAAGTCAGCAGCTTGGCGACTTCTGGCTTAGTGGTTCCAAGCAGAGGAAGAGCGTGCTCAGGAACACAGAGTTTTGCAGACGCTGCTTGGTTGGTCTCAATTGATTCTAAAATGTCAAGATTTTTCTTACGCTCAGCCAGCTTAACTTCGTCAACTTTTTTCGCTGCTGCTTTTTTGCGTTCCATATTTTCTATTGCTTGCTTTTCTCTAAGCTTTGCTCTTGCCAACTCAGCTGCTGTATACTTTTGGTCAATATCTTCAATCTTTTCAGTGACTGCACGTTCTCTCAGTTTATTAACAACTCTTGCATGCCTTGAATCGACTTCTGGTAGCAATTCAAGTATCTTTTCTGTTCTGTCTTCTTGCATAATACGGTTCTAAAAGTTATGTTTTTATGAATTCTCATTATTAGCTTGTTACGCAAATATGAATAAAAGCTGTTAATTAAAAAAGTCTTTTAAGTTAAAAAAGAATAATGATGGTAGGCCATGGTAAGAAAAAGAGAAAATTTTGTAGGAACAATAAATATTTCTAGTAAACAAGCATTGTTTATCGATAGTTCATTGGCTTTCAGCCAGTTAAGTTAGAATAAACAAAATAAACAATAAAAGGTGCAAACTAGGCTGTCTGGGCTGGTTGTAAGTGTTCAAGAAAAGTTTTGACAGCAAAGTGGTAGAACGATACGTAGTGTCTAGGCTGGCTATTAGCAAAATGTAATAAACAAAATTGTATACTATCCATTTTACCACTTTTGTCCAATGACAAAGTGACACTTTGTAAAGTTTATACTGATAAACTCTGGCAAAGGGAACAAGAAAAATTCCAGAATAAACAAAATAAACAATTTGATTTGTCAGTAAAAAGGCATTGTTTATCGTTATTGTTTATTTCTAAGTGACTGAAAATCAGCTCATTACAACCCATTTTTACGTCGATAAACAATGTAAACAATAAAATCGCTAAAAAGGTGCGTGCCCATGTGTGTGCGTACACGCGCACGCGTGCCTGCGCGATTTCGTTATATACCCCCTATTTATACGATATATCCTTTTTATATAATTAAACCCCTTTTATTAGAATAATTATTGTTTATATTGTTTATTATAGCTTATTCTATTGAAAATCAATCACTTATCGATAAACGATACATTGTTTACAATTGTTTATCATTGTTTACAAGAAAAATTCTTGTTTCTTGGCTTTTTATGATAGCAAACAAATGCCAACTATGAGACTATTACGGATTGTGGCTTTTTACCAGACCGATAAACAGTATTATGATTTGTAAAGCGATGCCTTTGTACGCACGCGTTGACTTTAAATATTATAAATAACCCAATATATCAGCCTGGGCATGCTTTGTTTCATTCTGGAGAAGAAACTAGCCTAAAAACGATGACTTATATAGGTCAATTTAAAACTATTAAAATCTAGCGCTCAAAATTGATTAAACATTTTTCACACTTAAAAATATAGCTAAAAATTTTTGGAAGCAAAAATGCTATTTTGCCATTTTATCCTATGGGCCTATGTATAAAATCAATGTTTAGATGAAGCAAAAGAGCCTAAAAACATGATAATTAAAAAGCCTAAAAACCTAAAAACTGATGAGCCAAAGAGCTCATCATCATATTATTTATATTAAAGGCCCAGCACTCCGGCACAAAGGGGCCCAATGTCAAAATGCCTTACTTGTAACAATTTATTACTAATCTTAACACCATTGAGGCTATGAGCCTAATAGCCATGATGGCTAATTGGCATTGCTGATGGCAGCTTGGATGATAGCAGTGAATGGTATGGTGGCTAATAGCCAATAAGCCATGATTCAGCAGTGATTTTGGCAGTGAGGCTAATAGCCAATAAGCGAGTATTCTGCCTTAACTTTTCAATCCGGCGACCTCTGCAACCTGGCAAACAGGGCAAACAGCCAAATTGGCAACCATGTTACCATCGCAATCAATCATTAAAAACACCTATACGCCATCCTGTCATCATGCCAATATCCATAATTTCAATTTGTCGTTGTCGCATGTGCGCATGATGCCATTACAATTTTGATTTGACTACAACTCTATAATCATCACAACTCTATAATCATGCCAATTCAGTAATCGCATCGATTAAGAAGCCGCATCGATTACAATTTGAACTGATAATTTTGAATTGACATCAGCACATGACATTGTGGCATATTTGTGCGGAAACATGAATTACTGCTTAATGCCATAATGGCATGATGATTATTTAACAGAAAATTAACAGAAAATACTTTCGTGATTGGCAGATATCCTGTATATTTGTAATACCAAAACAAAAGAGTACTAACAATTAAATAAAAACAAGGTTATGAAAGCAACAGACATTAAAGTTAAGAATTTCACTAATTCAAGTTACGGCATCTTTGAAAATGGCAAGTTCATATCCTCGAATGACAGTTGGGATAAAATGATAGACCAAGCTACTATAATAGCTAATGAGGGTGTAAGCAAAGTTACTATCTCAACTTTGGAATTTGCCGGAACTGACGAAGAGCCAATAGTCAAGGAAGGTACAGTAATAATGAAGTTCTATAAGATAGACGATACTGTCTATATCACCAATCAATTATAAGCATAATCAGCAGGAGGCAAGCAAGCCTCCTGCATAACAACTAATTAAAATAAGTACAGGACTTAATACAGGTAATCATGGAGAGCAATAAAAAAGAGGGTAATGTGTGTATAGCCATTGGATTGGCTATGCTCCTGGTGAGCATCATAAGCTATCATTTGTTTGGAATTTAAAACATTAATACTATGAGACAAGAGAATAAAGATTGTGCTGTGGTAATCTACAGGATTGAAATTATGATAGATAGAAATTATGATAAGGTTATTGGTACATTACAGACTGAGCTTTCAGGCTCATCAGTCATAGTCGATGTGTGTCCACGATGTTTGATATTAATATTCAGAAGAAGTGTTATAGGCGAAGCAGAAATGCAATCCAAGATATACAGAATCTTAGAAGATATACCCTACGATTTGGAGAAGGTAGCTGAGTTGTAATTTGAAATAGCAGCAAATGCTAAAACAAAATTTAACGAACAACCAGAAAATTTTAACTCGTAATTAACAGAATACAACTAGGAAACATGTATATTTGCAATGTGATTCTTAAAGAAAAATAGTTGAAGGTACCATAAACAATATTTAACAGAAAAAAGTTCTAAAATACTTTCAAGATTCAAAAATAACAATCATATTTGCAATACAAAATTAAAGCTAATAATAACCAATTAAAACTTAAAGATTATGGCAACAAAGAATTTAAACCAGATGAGCTCAAAGAAATTGAATGAAATGTTCAACAGTGAAGAAACTACTCAGGAAGTAAAAGACCAAATCACAGCAATCCTGGAAGCTAGACAGCAAAAAGCCGCAGAGGTAGCTAGCGCTGCTGAAGAATCCAAGCTTACTCCTGAAGAAGAGGCAGCAATCAAAGCAGCTGAAGAAAATGGTGGCATAAACCCTTCTTATACTGGCAAAGGTGGCTCAAAAGGAGAAGCAAAGAAGAAAATGACTGACCAAGAGCGCACTGAGCTTGCAGCGAAACTGAAAGAGACTGCAGTCGGCCACAAATGCCAGGTTGTACCTTTCAACACAGCAATCTGGGAACCAGGAGTGGTTGTATCAATCATTGAAGAGAAGAGGTCGAACAAAGTGATGTATGCAATCAAGCTTGACGACGGCCGCAGAATTGTAAAGGCTGTAGATTCACAGCTCATTAAGGTTGAAGACGAGATTGTTGAATTGCCGAAGAAGGTAAGAGCAAAAGGCACTAAACGGTCAACTGAGAATTCACAGCCGAAAGAGCCTTGGGCAGAAGAAGACATTAACAAGGCTATCGAGGAGAATTCAGTCCATGTCGGTAAGACAATATCCTACGAGAAGACTGGAGCACTTGGTGAAAAGGTTGAGAACGCAGAGACTGAGACTGGTAGAGTGGTATCATTGGTAGCTGACAAACGCGGTAAGAGAATTCTGTTCAGAATCGCTATCGACCAGACAGAAGATGAGAAGACGCTCGGCTTGCCAGTAAAATACTCTCATAAAGTAGCCGACAACGAGAGCTTGAAATTGGCAGAATCACTCGACGAAGAAGGGGCAGCTCTGAATGCCAAATATCTGAAAAGATTGCATGACAGACAAAACAAAGAAGAAATGACTCCTGAAAAGAGCATCGAACTGGCTGAGAAGAGAATTTCTCAGATTGACGCCCAGCTTGAGAAGCTGAATGCAAAGAAGGCGAAGCTGGCAGAAGAGCTAGAAGCTGCTAAGAAAGAACTTGCAGAGAAGCTTGACAAAGAGCTTGAAATAGCAGCTAACACAGGTGACACTAAGAGTTCAGCCGAATAACATATAGACCATTTCGTTTTCAATAATTCAATAAGAAAGTTTAGGTGTAAACAAGTAGGCAGGCAGTCTGAGAAGATAGCCTGCCTATATTTTTGTGCCTATTTATATTAAACATAATATTTCTACTCAATTTCGATCATTCTAGGCTATTTCTAGAAGCTTTTATATTTTCCAAAGGGTTTTATCGTTTTCTATATTTTAATTAAATCTGGACTAAATCTAGTATGCTGGCTAACGCCTATGCAAGGTATTTGCAATGCTAGATTTTCCACGACAAGTATAGCTTTATGATATTTAACGAATATTTAACAGAAAATTCTTTGTATATTTGAATATTTTTTTATACTTTTACATGTTAGAATATAGTCTGCATTCAAGGCAGCGGTAAAAATATTGTATATTATTAAATGAATAACATACAGATATACAGTAAAAAATTATGGCAAATTACTCAATGAATTATGACCATGCAGAGCGCGTCATAATTCCAAATGATGCATTTTTCTATTTGAAAGATGATGAGCCTATGATTGATGAAACAAACGTTAGGTTTGTCCATGAGATAAACAGGCGATTCCAGAATGGCTTTCATATAGATGACGATTGGTGCTATGCAGATAAAGAAAAAGGTCTCATAGATGCCCTATTCATACCGTATGAAGAGGATACATTCCAATATAATTTGTACATTGACCTGTTCAACAACTGGTATTTGCAGATAGATTGGGATGGAGTAAACAGCGAATGCGTAGTAAGATATGCAAACACATGTAAACAGCCGATGGAGCCAGAAGTGTGCAAAATTCTTTACAATGATGGTGGGAAGCAGTATATTCAGACAGAGAAAGGCAGCATTTACCATCTTTGGAAAGCCATCAGGAAATAATCATCCCAGAGCCAAAATGACTTTTTCTCCTGGAACGATTTTAACCAAAAAACAAAACCAGCTATCTTCACAGACTGCTGGCTTTTTCGTGAATAAAAACACATGGAATATTAGCAGGAAAGTTTTTTATCTTCGACTTCTTTGATTATTCTTTGCTGTTCTTGCCATTTTATGTACTTATCATACCAAAATGGATGCTTCTCAACCAGTTTCAAGAAGGTGTCGATCTTAGTAAGCCTGAATGCATATTTGGATTGCATATCAACCAGTTTGTCTCTCTGCTCGTAGTAAGTAACAACAGCCTTATCTATATGGAAAAGAAATTCACTGCTAGTCTCTCTCAGCATATCCATCTCAGTGCCCTTTGAAAAGAAAAACGGAATATTTGGTGTAACCCACAGAGCAAGAGATTTGCCATATTCCTTACTGGCTTCATACATAAACCCATCATTTATTTTGAAAATATCAGGATATTGTGCCCAGCAGCTTTTCACAACATGTGGAATATATGGTTTCAGCAGTGTTTCAATTCTATTGTTTATGTATTTGAGAGACTTATCCATTAGGCTCTGGTACTTAGCCGACATTAGACTGATTATTATCTTTTTGTCTTCAACTGTCAGGCTTTTGTTCAGGTCTTTGAGATTATTTTCAAGAGCATCTCTTTTGATTTGCAGGCGCTTTTTGTCGCTTGCTACCCTGTTCTTTTCTTCGAACATTTTCTTTTTGATGAGAAAATTCTCCCACTCTTTCTTTTTCTCCTCATATAGAACTGGCCTCTTTGTGATGACAACTCTGCCTGATTCATTGCGTACCATTTCTCCGTTGTCGTCTCTTTCTGCTTTTACAGTAAAACCCCAAGCCCTATCAGACATCATTTCTTCTGGCAAAAGGTCGTCCTGCATTTCTTCAATCTGTATCTTGCGTATCTCCTCCTTCATCTGCAAGTCATATTCAGAGTCTGAATCTTCTATCTCATGAAGGAATTTTGCTGCTTCTTTACTAGTAATTGCCATATCTGCAATTTATTTAAAACCACTTGCTAAATTTGAATAAACTCTCCATAATGTCATTTGCTGGCCTTTTCTGCAACATGATATAATAGCTAATTACTAATAGGAATCTTGCTACTTTATGAAGTAACCAACCTGATAAATAAACGAAAAAGTATAAAAAGCCTAAACAGTCCCATAGAATTTTACTTAATTTTTTCATAATATCTTTCTTTTAAGTTATAATGCCTTTCATATATATGCAAGTCATGCACAAAATGATAATATGTACCAACGTAGATACCTAGTTTTTTTGCAACATATTCTTGCAATTTGGAAAAACAGTATTGGTCATTGCAAAAGCCATAAACCAAATCATTAGAACGCATGTTTACACACATGTTAAGAAGGTCATCACCTGCTGTATCTTGTGATATATCAAAACCTATAGACAGAGTGCATGGTGTGTCAAACTCATAATCGTCTTTTTCTTTGCCATCAAATATCGTAAGCCAAGCTTGACGCGTATTTTTATTAGCTTTCAACTGTTCTATACATTTTCCGAGCTGAGCATTGCGATTCCATTGCCATCCATAATTTGAATTGACGATGTTGTCCCCGCCATGCATTTTATCCCAAATTTTGGCGTGCTTCTTTATGTCTTTTACACTTCTGTCTTGTGATAAATACCACTGCCATTCTTTTTCTGCGTAGCCTACATTGAATTTACGCCATTCAGTTCTTATGATTCTTTGGCAAGGGTTTGCTATTTCAAACCCAATATTATAGATAGCTTTAGTCCCTATGCTTGTTTCTTTTCCGCATTCCATGATGCATTTGTACAGATGCTCAAAAGCATCTGTTGCATCTAAGAATTTTAATTTTTCTGTGATGTTATCTATCATAGTCGTTTAACATAAAACAGTTCTTCTTCAGCTTCTTCATTCATTGATTTGCAAATAGCTATCGCGTCATCATACTTGAGGCCCTTAAGCTCTAAGTCGTTATCATCGACTGCTATTTCGCCTGATATTACATAGATGCCATATTTATTTGTTTCTGTACCAAACTTTACAGCATCAAGTGCATGTGTGCAAATATACACGATCGCTTGCTTACACACAAATCCAAGTCTATAATTATTGTTAATGACTTGAATATATTGCTGCCTCAGTTTTTCTGGCTCAAGCAACCCTTGTTTTTCCATTCTCTTGTATTCTTCAAGCCATTTACCGAACCCGTTTTGTTTTTTAAACTGGCCTGCAAAATGGCTTGCAAACTTGAGGAATAAATCTGAGTTTATAAGAGGGTCTATATCTACTGCTTTCTTTCCACGCATTTTTACTACTGTATTTATAGATGCAGTTAATTGTTGTTGTGCATCTGTAGGAGTATTCTTTTTCTATCTTGCAAGGCATATATCATATCAATATTGACTTTTACAATAGCTATCAAAGAATCTATCTCATCTTGCTTTGCCTTTATGATTGCATCATCACCTTCTTTGGCATTCGCAATTACAATTTTCAAATGCTTGTTAAGGCTATCTGCTTTCTGCAGTAACATTTTATTCTGCTGTACTAATTGTGTTATATTCTCGTCAATATCTTCAACATATATTTGAGCAAACGAGCTATTGGCTAATAATAGCATTAAACATATAATTATTGCTTTCATTGTTAATTGTTTAAATTGGTTAAGCTATTTTAGGCTATTCTAGAGAGGCTGAATCAAATTGTGAATGAAATATATTAGACCTAATAAAAAGCCTCTCTAGAATAAAACCTTGTATGTTATCGTTTATCTGTAGAGCCAAAACCACCATCTGCTCTCGTGGTCTTAGCATCGAACAGTTCAGATTCATCGCTTACTTCTTCAAGGGCAGCGTACGCAACTGGTACTAAGATAAACTGCGCAATTTTCATACCTGGTTTTAGTATGGCTTTATGATTGCCAACATTTATCAAATGTATGTGTATTTCTCCTTGGTAGTCTTCATCAACTATCTCAGCACCAACTATTAGGTTGGAATTGAATGCCTCTTTCTTTGGTGTTCTTCCACTTCTTAGTACAGCATTTTTTGATGTGACTACACCTGATTTGTTAGCTGCCATTAGCATGTAGCCTTCTGGCAAGTTGGCCTTAATTCCAGATGGAATAAGTACATCATCACCTGGAAACAACCTCAATACTTCAAAATCTTCTGGAATGAAAAAATCAATTCCTGCTGACTTATCTGTGCCTCTCACTGGGCTCTTAACGTTTCTTGTTTTTAAGAATTTCATAATTATTTTTGTTTATTGTTATACTTACTTTTGTCTTCTAGTAAATCGTGATATAATATGTTTGAAAATATGTTAGCAACTATATTTGCTACAAAAATAATGCTTTCTACCTTAATGAGATTTTCTAGGCTGAATTCTTTATCTATCTCTTGCTTTATGTATTTAAGCAATTCATTATTTTGCTTTGCAAGAGAATATATAGCCCTCAGAAAATCATTATTCTGTTTGGCATATTTTAATAGCAAATCAGTGTTATCATCCATTTTCAGCTAATTGTTTAAGAATGTTTTCGATTGCTGGTGTAATCTTTGTATGTGAGTATCCGTATGGTATCAAGCCGCCACGCAGATATGAGCCGTCAGTTCCAAATCGCGATAATGGCCTTGTACTTTTTATTTCTTCCATGTCTTTCTTGTACATGTGAAGAGAGCCAACTTGCATAGTTATGACCCCTGTGTCTAGGCCATGATATTTTGATGATACCAATTCTAGGACTTGGTAGTAAAACACACAAAACATAAATATATCGTATGGTAGCATCGTTAGTATGTTAGATGACCGCATCTGCACACACATGTTAAGTGTGTTATCTTTTATGAAGAACATTACTGCATTAGTACATAGCTTATCAATAGAATCTTCTGACATCGCTTCATCATTGTTTATCATAAAGCAAGCTCGTCTTGAATTTCTATTTCTGATGAGTTCTTGCGCGCATTTCACGAGCCCTTTTTTCTTATATGCATATATTCCATAGTTAGAATTGAAGTCTGTATGAAAGAAGTCTACGCGTTGTTCGTATTCAGGAAAATACTGCACTATAGAAGTATCTCGGCTATTTGCGTTCTTATACCACTTAAACAATGCATATAGCTTTTTAGGGTTGACCAAAGACGAGTTATTACTCATTAAATAGTTTTCTGGAAGCAATTTGTAGGTAGCTCCTATGACTTCTAGGTATTCTTTATCTCTCAATTCAGAGTACGGAATCGCGTCTAAAAACTGGTTGAAGATTATTCTCCAGGTATCATCCGTTATAAACTCGTTCAGCTTATCATAATGCTTAATCTTTGTCATATCTTTTTGCAATATTATTGGTTATTACTTCAAATAAATCATTGTAAGAGCCTTTATTCAAATCAAGAAACAAAGTCTGTAAATCAGCAGAAGCGTTTGAGTATGCGTCATTCAAGGTACTTATCATCCTGTGTTCGATGTACTTATTTACATTGATATTTTTTGGTCTGTATGAATCATAAGTTCCGTTTTTCTCAATTGGCTTAAATTCTATCAGCAAATCATATATCTTGCTGAATGCCATCTTTGCATAATAATCTACTCTTTCGTATAGATTTGCATAGATTGCCATCTGCTCTTCATTCAGATTTGCTTTGTCAACATAAAACAGTAGGTAGAAAAGTGAATCAGTAATTGCTCTATCACAAACTATTACTTGATTTTCATTTTCATTGAAACATGCTAGTTCAGCTTCTATTTTTTCATTTATAACTTCATTTTGAAAATCAAGATAAGCAACTGGGTTTTTTCTTAACTCATCAATAGACTTTATTTCAAATTCCCTTACAATCTCTCCTAGCTCTTTCACTTCAACTCCTTTATCTGTAAGAGCTTTTATGAATTTCTGCATGGTGGTTGTTTTTCCGCTATAACAACCACCAGAGAAAACTACAAAGTATGTATTCTTTTTCATTGCATCAATCCTTAATTATATAAAGTATAGGCTGCTTGTCACGCGGAGAATGCTCACACTGGAAATTAAAATTGTGTATAATGTCCATCGTGTCAAATACTATTGGGCGCCCATGAGCATTAAAGCTTGTATTAACCAGGCATTTTGCATCACACATGCCTTCTACAGCGGCCAATATGTTAAATGTTAAATTGCTTCCAATACCAAACAGCTCTGGTTCAATGACTTGTGGCCTTCCTGTGTATATATCATCTAAAGGCTTTTTGTGCATCACACCTCCGTACTGCTTGGTATATGGCTTAGTATAATCGAACGTACAAATCATATATTTTGAGCTGCCAATAACTCTAGAAAAATCTTTGAAGTTGAACATATGCTGTACGTTTGATGATAAAATTACAGGAGCGCATGGCATAACTTCATTGCGCTTGTTCATTGAGTTGTTCCTAGCTACGTTCTCTGTGGTAGGAAGGAATAGACTGGAAGTTGAACATAAAGCACGTGGACCGAATTCCATGTTTTCTCTTACAATGTTTACGATATTGCCATCACATATATCTTTTGCAATTGAATGTACTATACCAGGTGTCTTTAGGCTTACGACCTTTATATTATCTCTTTTATATTTTTCTATGCCGTATAGTCGCCGTTTACCAAAGCATAGGTTGCCAAAGTTGAATACATTTCCAGAAAATGCTGTATACATTCCAATTGCAGCTCCTTGGTCACCGGCCAATGGCATTATACATAATTTGCCTGTTATGCTGTTTAATATCTTATTGTTCAGTTTAACATTGTAGAAGCATCCACCAGCTAAACAGATATTTTCCATATTCAATTCCTTTATCAGCCTCATAAAGAATATTTCAATTGATTGTTGTATGAAATAAGCTACGACGCATCTTACTTTAAATGCATCATTTTTATCAATGTCAGTAGCGTCTATAAGTTCTTTAAACACAGCATACCAATGCATTCTTACATCTCCCAGTGCACGAGTATTAATGGCTATATCTGGATTGCATTCTTTGCATACTGTTCTGTCTTCAGGTTTTTTCAGCATTTCCTTGAACACAAAAGATTCTAGTGCTTTTACATTATCCTCTACATAGAAATCTAGCGCATCAATCATTTCCAATGATAGCACTTCATCTATGTGTGATTCATAGCCTAAGAACTTATACTCATCTTGATTTTCTTTCATGCCACAGAATGAAGTAGCGTATTGGTACATGAGGCCTAACGATGCTCTGTAATCTGAAACTCTTAATATGAGTTTAGGGTTCAATGTATCGAGAGTTTCAGATTTGTATACTGAGAGCACTTCTTCGTTGTTACCAAACCCATCAGCCACGATCGTGTATGTTTTTTCAATGTATTCAGGCGCGCTATAACGTAAGAATGACAGAGCGCTATAAGCATGCGCGTCATGGTGTGAAAACGATTTATTGACTTGCACGATATTACCACAAGACAATTCCTTCAGATTCATTACATCAATCTTTTGCATGTACTTGTTATACAGCATATCTGCTGATGAATATTGATGATTAAACCAATGTGAGATATATACATAACATCCTTTCATTTCTGAATAACCAACATTATTTATAATCTCGTTTATTGCGTCTTTAGGAAATTGGCTATCTGACTTAATGCCAGAAAGACGCTCTTGTTCGTACCCAATAACTGTGTTCTTTTCATCATCAATATAAATTGCTGATGAGCCATGACCAAGTGTGATTAATAAGTATTTCATAATTGTTTTTAATTTGTTACTACAAATATAAGAAAAATTTTTAATAGACGAAAATAATTTCTACTATTTAACCGTTAAATTAACTATTATTAATGTTACCTTTAAATGCGTTCATAGTAGCCACGCCTTGTATATTTTCTGTACACATTATTTCTGATTGCCATTCTAATCATAGAGTATATGTGCCTTTCTATCAGGCATTTTGCTATGCAATGAGCAAATTCAAGATTTGCGTATATTATATAGTACAACTCCTTTTGTGAAATAAGAGACCCGTGAGGCTTAGCATATAGAATTTCCATCGCTAACAGCTTTATCGCTTTTATATGTTGTCTTTCTAGTACCATAACACACTACATAAACTTTTTATACTTTTCTATTTTGGCTTTAATACTCTGCATTAAGCCTTCTTGCTTCTTATCTTTGTTCTGAAGTGATTTAATAACTGATTCATCTTCTGTATCTTTCATTATAAGATGATGTATTATAACGTGTTCATTCTGACCTTGACGGTATAACCTAGCATTAAACTGCTGATACAATTCTAAGCTCCAGTTTTGGCCAAACCAAACTATTATATGGCCTCCAGTTTGTAGGTTAAGGCCATGTCCAGCTGATGCAGGATGGGCTAGCATGAATTTTATTTTGCCTTCATTCCAGTCTTTTATGTCTTTGCCAGTCTTTAGTTCTCTTGGCTCATACTTAGCAAGATATTCCATTATTCTATCTCTGTCATGCTGAAATGTCCATGCTACCAATATAGATTTACCTGCATTGCTTTCTAGTATTTCTTCAAGTGCATCTATCTTAATTTTATGCACTTCATGTACTATTCTATCATCGTCGTATACTGCGCCATTTGCAAACTGAAGCAACTTACCAGACAAAGATGCTGCGTTGACTACATTTATCTCAACAGGCTTTTCAACAAATACAGATTCACCATTTTCATCTTGCTCTTCTACAGTTTCTGTTTGATTCAGCAGCTCTAACACCTTTTCTTTTTCAAATGATTTGTACTGCTCGTATACTGCGTCTGGCATTCTGAGCTTTATGTAGTTATCAGTTTTAAATGGCATCTGTATATAATCTGATGCCTTCATGCTTATACATATATCCTCAATCTTTTTGTTAATCAAGTACTCAGAATCATTCATAAGATTGTAGTTATATACTATATGCCCATTTGTCTTACCTGGCCTGAAATATCTTTCTCTGTATCTAGTTATTGTTTTTTCCAGCCTTTCGCCTCTGTCAATTAGATACAACTGAGCCCACAAGTCTATATAGCCATTTGGAGCTGGAGTACCAGTAAGACCTACTGCTCTTTTGAAGAATGGCCTTGAAGCTCTCAATGCTTTAAATCTTATAGATTTATACGACTTAAATGAGCTGAGCTCATCTATCACAAGCATATCAAAAGGAAGTTTAGCGCCACCGTAGAATGCGCATAACCAAGCAACGTTATCTCTAGATACAAGGTATATGTCTGCTTGCTTCATGAGTGCTGCTACTCTTTGTCTTTCATTGCCAATTACTTTTGAAAATCTTAAATGCCTAAGATGCTCCCAATTTTCTGCTTCTTCTTCCCAAACAGATTCAACAACTCTTTTTGGAGCTACGACTAGGCATTTGTTTATTTCGCAGTAATCATTCATTAAATAATTAATCGCAGTTAGAGTTGATACAGTTTTGCCAAGCCCCATTTCTAGAAACACTCCACAAAACTTGTTGTCAATTATATGCTCAACTACAGCTCTTTGATATTTATGTAAGTTATTCTCTGTTAGCATTATCTATCTGTTCTAAGAACTGGTTTACACCAGCAACTGAATCTATTACAAATACCTTAAAGCCCATTTGCCTAAGCTTCTTATGTATGTACAGCTGTACTTTTCTTGGTTCTTCCCCAGTGGTTTTCAATTCAACGAACTGTACTACGCCACCATGAAATATACATAACCTATCTGGAAGTCCAATCATGGTTGTAAGCTTTATGCACATTCCGCATTTTTGCTTAACTCCTTCAACTAGCTTCCTCTCTACCAGCTTTTCACTGTCAATTCTCTTCTGGTTTTTCATAGTATTCTAGTAATATCCTATCTAATTCTGCTCCTCTCATCTTGTACCTCATGTGAATCATTTGTCTGTGCATTTCAATATCATCGACAATGTTTAACTGTCCATCCTGCTGCACTTTGTAGTCTAACACTTCACTCGTACCATCTCTATGTATTAGCTTTTCTCTAGTAATAACATACATATCTATTTGGGTTTTTTGTCTGTAACTTTTCTGTTAATTCTCTCTATTTTTACTATATAGTTAATATTGTTTGCGTCTAATGTTACTTGCTTAACCATGTAAGTTCGCCTATCTAATATTACGCAATCGCCTAGTCTTGGTACGCATTCTAAGTTCAATGATAGGAGAGTTTTAAGCTTATGCGTACCCTCTTCTCTGTATATAAAGAAACACATCATAATATATTTTCCTTTCTTTTATAATATTTTTGTTTTCCGTAAATATTGAAAATCTTGGTAGACATTACTGGTTCCCAATCAGTTAATGATTTCATAATATCATTGATATCACGTGTATTATACCTAGTCATGTCAGGCTTTTCTTTCCCAAGGCATTCACACCAAATTTCTGCTATACACACGAATTCTTTTTTATGCGCTCCTGATTTGGATAGCGGGTCATCAAGCCATATACGGCGTTCATTCAAGTCCATGCTTGCCCAATTGTCAGGAAATTTCGTGTTTAAGTATTCTTCTATTATGCCTCTACGCTCATCGGTTTCTGCATGCTTATGCTGTTCAATTACAGCAATTGTATTCTCTTCTCCTTCTAGGTACAGCTTTTCGCCAGCTAAATACATTTTGTATGCCTCGGCCCATATTTGGTCTACTTCTGCTTCAGTTAAATCATCTTTGACTGACTTCTTAACAAGGTCTGTATTAACGTCTATAGGCATGAATCGTCTATTTCCAGTCGGGTCACGTAAGAAGTCTTTGCTATTTGTAGTACCAAAGAATACACATTGACGGCGGTATATTTCTACGCATCTTCCATAAGCAGGACGGAAAGCGTCTTCTCTCTTTGCAATGAAGTGCTTGATAGTTTCTACTTCTGCTTTCTTCAATCCTGAAAGCTCAGCAATTTCAATTATCCATGCACCTTGAATTTGCTCAAACGCCTCTTTTCCTTGCACTGTAGTGAATGTATCAGAAAACCAGTCTTTGCCAAGCTTTTTCACGAATGTACTTTTGTATGTGCCTTGCTCGCCCGATAGTATCAGAGCCAAATCAAATTTGCATCCAGGATTGAATACACGAGCGACTGCCGCGCAGAGTAATTTCCTTATAGCGGCTTTCGTATATGCATTGTCATCAGCCCCAAAATAGTCGATAAGCAGGTTGTTTACTCGTTCTTTACCGTCCCATTTTAATGACTTGATATAATCAACAATCGGATGAAATTTCTTCTTTTCGAACTCAAGAGCTAAAGAGTCGTCTACCTTTTGACTTGCGACAATTCCATACACGCATTCTATATAATTTCTAATTCCTGCGTAGTCTACATCTCTAAGTGGCTCACTTACGTCTACAGTCCTCCATGGCAGTGAATGAGTAATGTATTTTTTGCTATCAAATAGATTGAATCTAAATGCATTTTTAAGCAGTTTATCATTTTGTATTATAGTATTTATATTATTTGCAGAGTTTACATATTCTCCTTTTGTATTAGCTTCAAGCTGTTCAACCCAATCGAGATTATATTCATGGTCTGTATCTTCTGCAGGCAGGTCTTGTGCAAATTCAAATTTAGCGTCAGCAAATTTCTCGTTAGCAATTTGGCGTTTAGTCTTTGTGTCTTTGGTACAAAATTCTTCCATAGCTTTAAAGCTTTTCTTTTCTGTTTCATTTTGTACTTTGCCTGTGTCTAAATGGCCAAATTTGTGTATTCTTACTAAATCGAATGCATTGCATAATCTGCCTCCAGCTGGATCAGTTCCATGATGCGAATATACAAATTTATCATCATACACTATAAGTCCTGCTGCTGTAGAGCCTTTTGTATACGTATACCTGTCTTCTCCAGCAGGTTCGTATTCTTCTTGCAAGAACGTTTCAATTGCTTCTTGAATTGTATAAGTTCTACAGAATACGCCAACAATGCCTTTCTTTTGCTCTGGGTCTTCTTGCTTTTTTATAGCAGCAAGTATTGTATCTGTGCTATCGGACGCTGTCGGCCATTCACCAGTATTATGCCAATCATTATAAGTGCTAAGCACAGAATCAGCTTTAAGAAATGGCCCATCTTGATACTCAAAATAGTATTCTGAATCACAAGATATTGATGGCCAGAACATTAAACGGTTTACGTCAAAAGTCGATTGGTCAAACAAATCAATGTTCACGTCGCCCGCTATTTTTCTAGCAATAGCTTGGTATTCTTCCTGTGATACTTCTCTGTCCAATGGAATCAGTAGTCTATGACGAGGTTTATCGCTGCATGATTTATGTGTTGAATGAATTACAGCAGCGCAATCATACAACATTGTAAAGTCCCAAAACAAGTCATTGTGAGAAAAATCTATGTCCAGTGTTATTAGCTGACGGTATAGTACATCAGTTTTATTTCGTCTTCCATTTGTTAAGAAGCCACCGACAAAACCGCCAACGTCTTTTATCTTTCCTTGGTCAGCTTTACTTGCACTCATAAACTGCCTGTACGTTTCTGTAGTCACAGTTGGAGTCGATATCTTTTTTACAAAATCGCTCCATTGTATCTTTTTGTTTTTCCAAACTTTGCTAGTCGCATTAAGGCCAGTAGCAATATTTAGAATGCCATCATGTTTTAGATTATCTATTTGCATAATAGATTTAAATTATATAGATTAGTATGCAGAAAGCAAATTTTTATTAATCTTTTTTGTAAAAATCGGTTATATAGCCATCAGCGTTGAGAGGTAAATCAGATGCCCAATCAGGTGGAGTTCCCATAATACGCTCCATTTCTCTCAGCCAATCTTGCTCCCATCCGTCTTTAGGAATTTCGCAGATACACTCATCATGTACATGCATCGTAATTCCATATCCATTTTCTTCAAGCTTAATCATTGCATATCCGATTAAGTCTCTTGATATTGCTTGTACAATATTCTCAGTCAACTTGCCTCCGTAAGTATCGATATCGCCCCACTGTTTTGTCTCTTGCACTATGCCATCGTAGCATAGAACTTTCGATTGACGACCAAACCCAGTATCACAAATCCTAAACCTCGGATTGCGATAGAAAAGTGTATGCCCAGATGGCAATTTGATTGTGAATACCTCGCCATCACAATCAAATACTAGGCCTCTTGGCCCTACTACCTGCCTTTGGTACCTCACTGCTTCATGCGCACATTTTTCTACTGTTCTCCAGCCTTCAACTATTTTTGGGTTGGCTTTACGCCATTTTTTTACGATGCTCATCATTTCAACATCAGACATGCCCATTTTATCACCGCCCATTCTTTTCATTGCGCCAAGCGCGCCTTCATATCCAAGCGCCAGCTCAGCATTCTTAGCTTTTGCTCTTAAGTCAGAGCCTTTTGTTACTGATGAGATCGGTACATTGAACATTCTGGCTCCGGCTGCTTCATATATCTTACCATCACCTCTAAATACTTCTAGCCTCCACTCTTCTTCAAAAAGCCATGATACAACTCTAGCTTCAATCGCAGAAAAGTCTGCTACTGAGAATGTTTGTCCGTCTGGCGCAATTAACGCTGTTCTTACTAACTGCGATAGTATATCAGCTACATCACCATACATAATTTCAACTGTTTCCAAATCACGTTTACGAATGAGCTCTCTTGATGTTTCTATAAGTCTCAAATGATTTTTAGATAAGTTCTGTAATTGCAGTAATCTTCCTGCCCATCTACCAGTTCTATTGGCTCCATAGAATTGAAATGTGCCCCTTACTCTGTTATCACTCATGGCGCAATTTATCATTGCATAGTATTTCTTAACAGAAGACCTTGATAGTTTTTGCCTAATCTCAAGCATTTCAACAATCTCTGGGTTTGAAGAATATTTTTCAATTAACCCAGGTATAACATCTTTTGCAAGTGATTTAATTTCATCACCAGTTATTTGTGTCAGCCATTGACATAATTGCTTTGGCGAATTAGGGTTTTCAAGTTCTGTTATTTCTCTAGCTCTTTCAGTCAGCATTTCTGTGTATTCTGTATCTACATCAATTGCTGATTTTGCTAATTCCATGTCAACCAATATGCCTCTATCATTTATTTTTTGGTCTAGCAAATACAGTTGCCTTTCAAAGTCTGGCAATTCATATTTTTCTAGCTTTCTGTAAATCTCTCTTTCTGCCAGCACATCATATTTATTATACTCTTTGTACATTTCCCATTTATCTGGTGCGTGCTCAGGATAATTGCGCTTACGCATGCCATTTATCTTAGTTGGCTTACATGGACACGAGAAATACTTAATAAGTGCTTTTCCAGTATCAAGCTTTTTGTCGGTCAAATCAAGCTTTTTTGATACCTCATCTAGAGAAAAAGGAAGCCCGCATGTTGCTGCTTTTACTGCCGTACAATGCCATTCATCCGTAGGTATGTCATATCCAATTCGTTTGAATGACAGCCTTTCGAACACAGCATTGTGCGCAATTTTTTTACAGTTTTCATCAAATAATGCTTCTTCAAATTCCTCTGGTAGTTCTTCTCCTTGTAATAAATCAACTATGACTGGTTCGTTGTCGTCTAGGGCATAACCTACAATCAATATCTCAAAATCTGGAGATTCAATATATTTGTATGCTCCACATGTTTTAATATCTCTAGACGAATACGTTTCAACGTCGATGAATAATTCTTTTGCCATTTCCTGTTCTTTAATATCAGATTAATTGTGGAATATACAAGATTTGAACTTGTACCTGCATAACTTGCATCAAGTGTCATGGCAGTGAAAAGCTATAATGCAAGATTGCTGTGCGGCCTGTTACACCAATATTCCAAGAAATAAAAGGCCGTATGTTTCAACGGCCTTTAGCATTTGTTAGCGAAGAAAAATGACTACATTAATTCGTCATCATAAACGTTATCACCACCGAAATCTTCTTCAGCAGAAGAGCCACCTGCTAACGCTTCTCCGTCTTCTAGCTTTTGCAAGTTGTTCAAGCCACACGCGATGCCTTTACTTTTCTTGTCATAAGCATAAAAACTGAGCGAAGCTCGGCCATAACAACCTGAATAGAACTCATCTCGGCTCATAATCTCATTTAAGTCTCTGTCAACAATGCTTGGTTTTCTATTTGAATTCGCATTCAAGAAATATTTGCCAATAAACGCTGGGTCATCACCTCTTTCTTCATCACCATCGCGAAGAGGCACTTTCAAAGTTGAAGGAATTTTGCCATTCTTGTCAGCCAGCATTGACTTGCCTGCTTGCTTTGCTGCTTCAATCGCTGCTTTAATAGCAGCCAATGTTTTCTCATCTTTTTTGTCAATAAGTACACATACATTGTACTTTTCTTGTTGCCCTTCTTCTATAGCTGTAGGTACGAATACGTTAGCATAACAGAAACGGACTTTCCCAGTAATTACTTTTGTAGGGTTTGTTGCCATAATTTTAAAATTTAAAATGTTTATTTATAAGTTAATCTGCAAAATCTAATTTAGCTTGGCCAATGCCAATTGCGGGCCTTTTATCACTTTCAGGAACAAGAACTGGAGCTCCTTGTGGCTTTATAACAGCTGATGACAGTTTTTGCTCAAATACCTTTTTGCCAACTAGCTTTTCAATAGCTGTTATAGATTTAAGCTTCATGTCATATATATCATCTTCTGATAGTTCTGGCATTTGAGAAAAGATTGTTTCCACAACTTCATTTTCATCTTTCCACTTTCTTCTGCTAGTACTTTCTACTAGTTTATAACCAGGCCAAGAATAGTCTTCTTCAATTGCTTTCTGTTTTGCATACTCAGCGACGCAATTGGCCCATTCTACTAACTGTGGAGCTCTTTTAAGAACTTCTGCGACTTCGTCATCAGATAGTAAATCTGGTTGCTTGAATTCAAATTTAGCTATCTCTAACTGTTTGGCGTATAGCTTTCTGCATCTTGCCTTAACTGAACAGAATTTACACCAATCACCTGCTTCAAGTTCACCTTTTCCGTCAAACGCAAGTATAGCTCTTTGTTTAAGCTCTGTTTCAGCCCAATTGATTAGTTGGTCAACTTCTATTTCAAATGTTGATATGTTATTAATACGTGGCTGTACAATAGTAAGTTTCACTGTATTTATATCATACATTGTATCAAAAGCTTTCAGGGCCCCAAGTCCGTATAACATCAATTGCTTATTCCAAGTTGCATATACAGGAACACCTTTTCCATACTTCAAGTCAATTACTTCCATTATGCCATCGCTTATGATTGTACAGTCAGATGTACCGAAGCTTTCTGGAACATAATCAGTTAAGTCTAATTCCTGTTCAACTATAAGTTCTGTGTATTGGTTTTGTGCCTTAGCAGCATTGAATTGGTCTATGCAGTAATCTGTATAGATAGGAACCATATCAAACATCTCTTCATTGAAGAACTTATTGTTCATTATCTCTGTCAATCTAGCATCGTATTCATCATCAGAGATTGCTTCAAGCACATCTCTGGTTAAATACAGTTCTGACAGCTCATGAGCCAATGTTCCTTCTTTAGCGTAGCTGCTTTCTTTCTTATCACCAAACTGCTCTTCAAGCCTTGCAGATGGTGTGCAAGCAAGCCAACGTGATGCTCCAGAAGCTGATAAGAGTGCATGCGCTCTTTGCTCATGGTTTTGTATTTTTGTTGATGTTGTTCCCATTATTGTTGCCTATATGCTTTAGCGATTAGATGACATGCTTGGCTCAAATGCCAAAAATATAAAGGCTCTTTTTTTCTTGACTGACTAGCAAAATGCTGCAGTCTTTTTTTCTTACTTTTTGGCATATTATGAAAGTGAGTTAAGGAATGAAACAAAATCAGGATATTTAGACTGCTCAAGTTTAGTTACACTTGGAGCTCCTAGCTCTGACAACTTATCCTTGATTTCAGGACGGTGGCTGTTAATCTTTGTTACAAGAAGCTTGCGCACATCATCAATGGAATACTCCTTTGTTTCTGCAGCTGGCTTAGCAGGCTCTGCAGCTGACTTAGCAGGCTCTGCAACAGGCTCTGCAGCAGGCTTAGCAGCTGGCTTAGCAGGCTCTGCAACTGGCTTAGCTGGTTCTGCAGCTGGTTCTGCTTGTGCAGCTGGCTTAGCTGGCTTAGCTGGTTCTGCAGCTTGCATGATTGTAGTAGTACATCCGTGTGCTATTGCTGCAGTTGCTGCAATACCAGTTACAATGCGTTCAAAAAATTTCATCGTTTCATCTGATAAATTCAATGAAACTTGCAGTTCAATTTTAATTGGTTCCATTTAATTAATAATTTTTGGTTAATGTATCGATATAGCTGATAAATTCTTCTACTGTATATAAGCTGTTAGCTCCTATGAATTGAGCTACTTGCTTTCCATTCTTGTAAACTGTTAAGAATACACCATTATGATTCAGCTTACATTTAAATTCTCCTTTTAGGAAAACTAAGCAGTTATCTTCTTTTTGGCATTTCCATGTGTCTATACTGAATAGTTCGTACACAGGCACGCCTATGAACTTTGCGAGCTCTATTAACTGGTCTACGTTTAACGATGATTCGCCTTTTATCACTCTGTCAAACGCCAACTTTTGGTATTTGACATGTGGAAATAGCACTTTGGATACTTCATCAGTGTCTAATTTGTAGTGCTCAATGATTTTATTAATATCAAACTGTTCCATATAATTGATAATGATTTACTATTTCTGTGAGATTGACAATGCAAATATAAATCTTTTACTTGACAAGAAAAAATAATTTTGTATAAAAATAAATATTATTTTGTGAAATTCAGTTAACTATTTGATTATCAACGATAAACAATATAAACAATAAAATCATCAACATTTCTGACTGCAGAAGAGAAACAAAAGAACAAAGAAACAACATTTCCCTATAAGCCTCTAGATAAAAAGTCAATTTTTAATATGTTAATCCATTTAACAACTGTAAAATCACTTTTTATAGTTCAAGTCAAATAGAATAATTATTGTTTATATTGTTTATTCATAGCTAACTCGCTCATTTTCAATAGCTTCAACTGTAAACAACGGTTTGTTTATCGTTGTTTATTATCGTTTATTTTCTCACAGAAATGTACTCAACGTTGGTAATCGTAGTATTTGGATTGAGGCTTATTATATCAAGCTGCTTATTCTTGTAGCCAAATAGCCAAATTGGTAACTTCATAAACCAGAATTTTTTCTTTTCTAAGCTTTCAATAACCTTTAGCTTCTCTCTATTTTTGACTTGTAAATTTACAGAATCTTTATGCATGCACCCATCAACGTCAATCCAAACAGACTTGTAATTGAAGCATTTAAGTGTGTCAATTTGGTTTGTTACTGTATCTCTTACAATAGAATCTTTAAGTGCTGCTTTTAAGCCATTTATAGTCTCTGTCTTAAGGCTTATAATTTTTTCTAATTGTGATTTGCTAAGTTTCAAGTCATTAATCAGCTTCATGTCTTCTTCTCTATATTTTTCCAACTCAGACATTTTTAAGCTGAGTAGCTTTGTGTTAACAGCATTAAGGCTATCACGCACTTTATATGATTTGTTACTATTCAATAGCACTTTCTGATTGTTCTTCAAAAGCTTATTTTCTTTTGAAAGTTTGTTGTAATTGTATACGAATGACGCGCACCCAACTATCGCTATTAATATAACTGTGATTTTTATTTTCATGTTTAGACTATTTTAGGCTCATTCTTGAGCATTTAGTATTATTCTTAATAGTTAATATTATTTTATATAAAAAATTCAACCTTGACAAAATATAGTATGTCAAGGCTGATTTATAAGTTGATTTATGTATTATTCTTTAAAAAGTCCCATCCTATGGAGTTAATTCTCCTAAGCCAACCTTTTTTAAATTTATTGTTAGCAGGCCTTTTTGCGCAGATTGTATCTATGAAATCTATTCTAGCTTTTTTTATGCTTAAAAACAGCGATTCCTGATTTTCAAAATTGTTAACAGCAGTTAAAGTTTTTATGCCTACTATGCCATCTGGCTTCACACTCAAAATCTTTTGAGGAATTACAATACCATTTTTGCCTGATGCCCAAACCCAATCGACTAAGATATTTGCTATTGACTGACTTATTATCAAATCTGCTTTCCATCTGTCCCAGTAATGCGGCTTGAGTACACGTTTAATGACGTCCTCACAGGTAAGCAAATGCAGGTCATCTACGTCTATATCGCCGTCACCATCCTTGTCATAGCCGCATGACTTCCATGTACTGATAGCCACTCCCTTGTTTGTAGCTCCACCTAGATCGTCTTTGTCATTTACAAATCCGCCCTCCCAGCTCAATATGAACGGAGCTAATATTTTAATATCTGCCATATCAGTTTTGTCTATTATTATTTTCTAATTCTGTTCTTATTGTATCAAGCAATTCTATTGCCTGTTTGACGTTCGAGCTTTGGACAATTCTTTTTACTATATCTGGCACGTCAGCTGCATGTGCTTTCTTCTTTGCTGAATTCTCCTTTACAGATTTTCCTTCTATCAAAAGAATTGCAACTGTGCAGAGTATAGTCGCAAATGGCAATATGTAGAATGTAAAGAAACTTCCTAAAATATCAAACATTAATGCAAATAGCATTACTCTTGTGTAATCTCCAACTTTTATAATCGTGCGTCTGAAGCCTTTTGAATCAATTGGTTCTCCTAACGTTTTTGCTGTGTCTCTACCAGACCAAAAATCTATCATACTGGCAATAACCATAAAAAACCAACAGACTAAAACTACAGCAATACGGACTGCTACGTAGAATAACAGTCCGTTAATGTCCTTATTTTCAATAAATTCGAGCATTATTCCTCAATGAATTTTTTCCATTCAACCTCTTTTCTTTTTGCCATCACGTCTGCTACCCATCTGCAGAATATTTGGCCTTCATAGCCATCAGGGTCATTTGCAATTGCCAAAGCCCCGTCTAAGCAAGTTGTTTCTGAGATTATAACCTTTGGGTATAAATCTGCATAATACATGTTTGCCTGATAGGCTAAGTCACCACACGTAACTCTATGCATTGTTTGTTTTGCTCCAATTGCCTCTGTAACTTGGCCAACGGTCCAGTGTCCATGTTTTCCATCGACAGCATTTACCATATCACAGATAGCATACTTAGCCAAGCTATCTGTAAAATGATAGCCATGCTTTTTAATGTATTCAGAATAACCATCTTTGTCTTTTCCAGAGTAGTATTCTTCATGTTTATGCTCTCTACATTTTTTAAGAGCATTTTTAATTGCTATACTTCCCATAGTATTACTTTTTAGTAGATGAATCTACTGGCTGTTCATCATCAGCGTTATCTTGCATGCTTGAATAACCAGTTAAAACTAATTGAGGCATGACTTTCATGTCCTCTTCTAAATTTTTAGAATGCTTGAGAATTTCATCAAGCATCTTTTCATGCCTTTGCTGTCTTTGAAACAATTGGTCGAGTATGCATGGAATCATGTCTACTTCTCCGTCTCTCAGCATTTCACATTTACTACAGTCACCAGGACATGCTTTTCCTAATCTAGCCATATTAATTATTTTTTATTGATTTTAGCCAACTTGCCAATGAGCATACCACCTCTGATTGACATCAATGAGCTGATGCCATCTCTAGTTATCATTTGAAAAAGCTGAGTGAACTCTGCTTTATGCTTTTCAACAAGAGGCATCATTTTAATTATGGAATTAGCATTCATAACTCTCATGTTTGACAGTTCATTTGCTATTCCTTGGACTGCATCACGCTCTTGGTCGTTTGCGCATTCTACAGCGAGATAAATTTTTCTTAAAGCCATAACTAATCAATTTTATCGAAGTCAATTTGTTCATTTACAGGAGGTTGTGGCATTTGGCCATCATGCTTATCTTCTATCTGCTCAACTTTCTTGCCAGTAAATAGCCCAGCTACAAATGTCAATGCAGGTATTCCATATTCAACTACTTTCGGGTGTTGCTCAATATAATTGCCAATTTTCTCAGCCATAGATATATATTTGTCAACTCCTTTTGGCTCTGGCTCTAGCTTAAGAGGTATGCCCATATTTGTAGCAAATATCTCAGCAAACTCATTTGCCTGTTTGGCTGCTTCCATTGGCTCAAGGCATTTTTCATTAATCAAATAGCCAAGCATATATGTAAATGCTTCTTGTCTAGTTGAAAAACTCAAATTGCAATGTTGTTTATTTTTATCGAACAATCCCATGGTAGAAATTATTTGATTATGCCATTTAATATCCAGTCAGTCAATACTGACGCATTTTTTGATGTAACTGATATACCAGAGGCCTCACACAAATTTGACAGGCAGTCTATAGCGTATTCTTTTACAATAAGCTTATTTGCTGACTGGCCAGTTGCAAGATTTGGCAAATTAGCCCCATCTATCAAGTATTCCACCAATTCATTCATTCTTGTTATATTGAATGATGAACCAGCAATCATGCCAGTTGTACATGCCAACTTGGCAACTTTCATTTTTGCATCTAATACAGAAGTTATCATTGTATATATTTTTTATTAGTTATTATAAATTAAGAGGAGAAAAGCCACACTGTGTAGACACTGATTCACACTGAGCTTTTCTCCTCTAGACTGGACAGAATTAATTAATGCAACGCTCAGTAACTGTTACACCTTGGCTGGCAAGTGTATAGTTTTGTGTCTGAGCGAATTCTCTGTTACCCCCTCCGCAGCAATTACCGCCGCGTCCGCGTCCATCTCGTCCACAACAATGATTTGTTTCAAAGAAAACCTCACGGTTTAATTGGAATAGCTGATTGTCAAAGTTTGACTTCATATCGCCAACGCCTTGCACAGTAGCAGAGATTGCTCCGTTAGCTGCATACAGCTGTTTGCCGATAAAGTCAACATTAGGCTCAATGCAATTCAAGCGGCCTTCCATTCTGGACATACCAACTGCAAACTGAACCTTTTCATTACAGTTCTTCGTCCAATTGTAGACGATTGCAAAAACGATAATAGCCGCTACTATTACCTACAAAGCTGTCGTTGAGCCCCAGCCATCACGATGTTCGTTTTCTAGCTCCTTAATCGCAGCGTAATCAGAAATTGTCATTTCAGTTCCCATAAATCAATAATTAGGTTTTAAGTTAATAATTTGTTAGTTATCTTGAAGCGCGTTTACACGCTTTGCAAGCTTTATTATATGAAGAAGCTATTTGCTTAGTATTGCTGGTACCTCCTTTATTTTGGTTTTGGCTTCCTATCAAATGTGCAAATAGCTTCTTCATGATATTTATTTTTTAGATGTATCTACTATGAGTGTGTATAGAATCTTTAGACTATCACCTGTGAGGCTTGCTTTATTAGATTCAAAAATCTCAAAGAATTGTTTCTCTGTAATCTTTGTATTAATCTCAACCTCTTCATCTGATTTGTCCTTTAAAATCTCTTCTAGCTTTTCAGCTATTTCTGAATTCAGCTTTCTATACTTTGTCGCTTCTGGAGTATACATTTTAAGTTCTCCAGATGCTGCTTTCTCTGCAAGCTTTTCAAACTCGTCTGTCTTCAGTGATTCCAATGCAGTTTTTCTAGCTTCTTCTAGCTCTTTTGCAATTGGGTCTACGCTAATCTGTATTTTAATAACTGCGATTGCAGTCATGTTCTCTAGCTTTGAAAAACTAAAACGATCGCTAGAAAAAATCTCTGATAATTGCTTTGCTTCTATCTTTTTCATTCTGCTGCTACTTGGGCTGTTTCAAATTTACTAACTGCATTAACCATCAGGCTAAATGCTTCATCATACATACTAACTTGGTTTATATCAACAATAGTAACTGTTGCATTGAAAGATGCACTGCCATCGTTGTAATAACTGAATGTACCAATTATCTTATTAGTTTCTTTAAGAAACACTTGACCTGAAAACTGGAAAACTTTGTTTTCGCCTTTTCTTAAAGTATCTGCTTTTAATGCCAAAATACCATTGTCAGCAGTAGAACCAGTATAAGTAACTGACTGCAAATTACCAACGTTTATTGTTATTTCTTGTAATGCCATTTGCTTAAATTTTTTAACAATTTAAATATACATACTAAATTTGAATAAAGAAAATTTTTACTAAATATTTGTACATATTTTTATTTTATACACCTATTTTAATATAAGTCGTGCATGTTATTTAGTTATTAGAAACTATATTCACACCAATTGCGTCCAGCATAACCCATGTTTTGCCATTATCAGCTGTTGCTTCTATAGCGATAGTATTCGTTTGCCCAACTCTTATAAGAGCATCAAACTTAAGGCATATATCTTGTGGTTCCCATTCAGAAGAACTTTCTATGCGTATATATTGTACAGTTGGAAAACCCGGTGTATCGTTGCACGGTGTAGCGTATACCCGATTTGTGTATGAGCCTGATATAGTAGCTCTTATTTTGACTTGGTTAGTATTCGACGGTACTCCAGATGGATACTGTGGTACTATATATAAAGGCTTTTCCTTTCTTTGCATTCTACACCTCAATATGAATACATTAGTGCCTCTTAGGCTAACTTGCTCATAGTCATTTACATTATACCAAGTTGTGTTTATTAAATTAAATGCATATTGGTATGAGCTAAACTGCCTGTTGAAGTAATTTACAAATTTTATAGGTTTATAGAATGGATAATTGCTTGACCCTTTAGTCCATGGAGCGATTATGCCAGAATTTGATTCTGGGTTGGAGCCACTGTAGTTTTGCATTCCTAATACTGCGTACACAGTCTTGTTGACAATAGATGCTGTATCCCATATTTCATTAATATTTAATGTTATGTACTCAGCCCAGTCTGTTATCTCGCTTATCCTTCGTGCTGATTTGTATTTATATGTAGGTGATGTCATAGCATACCATGGAGCGCCGCTTTCAACGTATATCTCGACAGTAAAATAATATTCTGTAAATGCACCCATGAAATCTGGTAGCGAAAAATCAGAGCCCTGCATGGCCATAAAATAGAATACAAGTGTTTCAATGTCAAATAGATTATACTCTGTCTGCTCATTTTGTATGCCTGTACTAAATGGCTGCTGAGCTCTGTGATTATATCCTTTAAAGTCCAATAGCCTGTATGGCTCATTTTCACCTCCTCTAGGTGGTTGATATATCCAGTTTGGATATTGCGCTGATTCACCATTGCTATTAATAATAGTGTATGCCATTTGGTTAAAGTATATTTTATTATTTATAAGCTTCGGTGGCAGCATACCCCATACTTGGCCATTAACCCTTGTCAAGTCAGTTGAAAATGAAATAGCACTTTTTGATGAGTTCCTGATTGGTTTTACTTGGCTCCATTTGTTAATTCTCCCATGCACGTTGGAACACAAGTAGCCAAGATTACCTGCGACGCCAAGCACTGATGAAACGTCAGCTAATAGCCTAACAGGCGCTGTGATTATTCCATTTGAATTTGCCATATCTTTTAAGTTTTTAATAACAGAATCATTGAATTGAAGCTTGTTCGTAGCTTAATTTCCTTTCTAGCTTGTTAATTTTACGTTTTAGATGTCTTATTGCTGTTTCCAATTTTGACATTCTGGTATTTACTCTAATCAGTTCAATGGTATTATCCTGAGTAGCGCCAGCTATAGTACATATAAAATCTGGTTTTATATAATTAAGTTTACCATATCCATCATCATCGACACCACACATGCTTGATAGCACAGGTAATACATCTTGGTATATCATACCAGTGTGCAAGTCATTATCAGCTTTTCTTACATCTCTTGATTTTGCTAAATCATTGAAGTAGTAGTCTCTAACTAGGCCCATCTTCAATAGCCTGTTAGCATAACTGGGTCGTTTCTGTATTTCTTTCAGCCTCAAGTCAGAAGTGCTTCCAGCTGCGACTTCACCATAGGCAAAAATATCGCTGCTGCATGTTACTCGATTGCCACTTATTCGTAGCCATTGGGCAGCTGCTTTTCTGTCTGTATTGGCAGTCCCTAACCATATCTCACTACTTGTATTAAAGCCTATTCCAAGAGGAATAGTACCTGATCGAACAATCGAATAGCAGCAATAGTTATCATTATTAGGAGCGCATGCATTATAAGCAGCACTGTATGAATCATCAGCATAGTGATCAATACCTGCTGAGTACAAGTCAGACCTGATCCAATTTCCAGAAGTTATTTTACCCGAACAATACATATCTCCATTTACATTAAGCTTGTAACTGCTAATACCAGTTCCTATGCGGACATTGCCGCCACCAAAGCACATTGTTATATCTCTTGATGTATTATATTGGAGGTTTAATTCACTGTTATAATTATTTATCTCACTACTTCTTCCGCTATCATTTCCGTTGTTATCTGTCTCAATGCAGATATTAGCAAATTTAGCTCCTCCTGTTACATTGTTTGTGCCGTCAAAAGGCTTACTGAATATTGTGCGAGGGGTCTCCAATCTAACAGCCTTTTGAACTAAGTAATCGTAAGATACCATATTTAATACCCCTTGATTACCTACGGACGCGGTCGGCTCTACATAGACAGGATAATTACTATCACCGCTAATTTCCGTTCTTTTGTAATACACGTTTATACCTCCGCGATAATCAGTGCATACCGTATATTCGCATCCACCGCCTCTTAGATACACAACAAGCGCACCGACAGAATTACCAGCATGTTCAGCTTTTGATATTAGGTTGGCATATGGCTGTCTAACATATTTTGTAACGATATATCCGCTGTTTCCGTCCCAACTGCTATAACGTCCTTCGTACATGGCCCACATGGATGAAGTGTCACTACCATGATTTCCCGGATAAGAAGGTGTTCTGCTTCCTAAGTTTTTATGTATGGCGATCCTACTGTTCCATGTTTTTAAGCTGTTTATTGTAATAACCACCGGATAGTATGTGTTTGCATCTCCTTCGACACTGATTACCTGCTCGTTTCCCCATGTGGTAAAGGCTTCATTCATGCTTGAGAACATGTCTCGTTTGTTACCGGCATGCCAAACTTTATAATTATTAGACCCTAAAAGAATATTTACGTCTCCGCTTACCCAGTCTTGATTAATATCGGTTTTAGCTATTCTTAGGTTACCGTCTCCGTCTGTGAAGTTAATTCCAATTCTATTGGAACCTGCATTATTAAAACTGATAGCAGACTTGGTTCTTGGAATAGACACAAGGTCAATGCCAGAATCTGCGTTAAATAACAATTTTCCCGTCATCGTATCCCCGGCCTTGTTGACGTAGCGGTTATCCAGTTCGCCTGCGTAATTGCCTGTGTGGAGGATGGTGTATCTATTGCTACCGTAGGTAAGAGGAGAGTTGTTATAACATAGGTTGACTCCAGATAATGTATCTCTATATCCAAGATACAAGTATCCGTTATTTCTATTATTTATTTCATCGGAAGAGATTTGGATACTGTTTACGTTAAGACCTCCAGTCATTGTGTCGCCAGCCTTCAAAACATACCTTCCGTCAGCATCAGACTTCGTATAAGCATCCGTAATCCCATATCCCCCCAGCGTAGTAGGATGGGAGGACAACTCACTGAACGAATAACTCGGCTTGTTCGGCTGCTTGGCCCAAGAATACACGTCACTTGCCGGCAATGTAGTGGGGTAATTCGGCAATGTAATAAGCTTGGTAGTAGGTTCAGGATAATAATTATTACTATTCAATGTTATACCTTCCACTTTGCCAGATATACTGGTAATAGGTATGTTAACCCAGTTTGTGCCATCATATTTCAGTAAGTCACCAGTGGCTAAATTAGTAGTTACAACATCTCCTATATCTGTCAAACGCTCGATTGCTGCGCCTCCACTTCCTTCTCCGTAGCCACCAGCAACGATTTCACCATCTGTATAAAGCGTTCTTCCTTCTTTAACTTTGATAGCATTGTTTACTGTATCCAGTTCAAAGAAGCCATGCAACTGTGAATACAGGTTGAATATACTTTCCAGTGTGGTCCTTCTATCTTGCCCTGCTGTGGTCATAAATGCTATTTTAGACCCAACAGTCAATTCAGATGCGCTAGCGTCAGTCATATTCTTAATTGGAATGGCTAAGTCTGGCAATGTAATAAGCTTAGTAACAGGCTCAGGATAGTAGTTACTGTTATTTACTGTTATACCCTCTACTTTACCGGATATACTAGCCATCGGTATGTTAACCCAGTTTGAGCCGTCATACTTCAGCAAGTCGCCAGCAGTTAAATTGATAGGTGTAACATCATTAATGTCAGTTAACTTGTCAATTTTACTAGAAATGCTAGCGAGCGGAATAGTAACCCAGTTTGCGCCATCATATTTCAATAAGTCATTTGCGTTTAAGCTATCAGGTCTTACATCACCTATGTCTGTAAGCCTTTCTACCTTTACGACAGAACCTGGGCTTTCATCATATCCTCCTGCTATAATATCGCCAAGTGGCATGGTATAAAAGCTCCTATTACCTTTTACGTATACTGCATTATTTACTTCATCAAAGCCAAAATACTCATTGAATGCTGAGTACTTAGAGAATATTTCTTCAATGGCTATTTTCTTAGCAGCACCTTGGCCTAAATCAATTGGCATTGTAGACGCTGGAGTAATGTCATCGACAGTTATCTGGTCAAGTTCTCTAATCATTTTGCCTTGCCCAGAAAAATCACTATAGTATTGCGCTATTGTATCATAGTCAAATAAGATAGGCTCATTGATATTATACAATAGCGCATTATAAAAATTTGCTACGTCACTTCTTTTAAAGCTTTCAAGTCTTTGTATAATAGTGTCTGTCTCAAATTCTACTGTGAGATTTGCTACATCACCATAATCTTGCCAAGCAACTTCGAATGACATGTAGAGTGCGTTATACACGTCAAGTGATGTTGTGAACTTTATGTAATCACACATTCTAGCTATACGCATTGCATCGCAATTTGCTTCAGTAGCCAAGAAATTAAATTTGTAAACTTTGGTCGATACTTGTGTTTCAATGAACTTGTAGCCAAGCCTTTTTGTCAGTTCTTCTTCGAACTCGTAATCAGGCTTAGCTATAGTAGAGTGAATATAACTTACAAATTTAAAATTATCTGTAAAGCTTATCGAATAACCATTAGTAGTAATATCTGATGCATTCCAGTATTCCAGTCTAACGAAATCACTCTCATCGTCCATTATGCTAATAATATCTGAATAAGCTTCTAGAGCTTCTCCTTGAGCGATACCAGAATCATTAGTTTCTTGGTAGGTTACCTTGTAGTAGTATAAGCCAAGTGGCAATGCTGTTATTTGCTGCTCAGGAAATTTTATTATAATATACTCCGGCGTATGTATAAATGAATGATTAAGAGTAAATGATTTAACTGTAAAATCGTCATTTACTCTTTTAATATCAAGCGTGATATTACCAGAAGTAGAAACTACATCTCTTGTAAAATATAACTGGAAAGGAACTAAATAGTCTTTTCTAGCAGCGACTGGGCATATCTGCCCATACGTATACCAGCGTTTAGAGTGCCAGTATTCCTTGCTGCTGTAGAAAGGAAGTACATTGTAGTTATTAGCTCCATTTAATTTCATTGCTATTGCCATAGTATCATGTATTAAAATGGTTTATATATTAGCGTTGCTGTTGCTTGTCTTTTATCAAGATTTATCTTTATCGATGTAGCAACCCCGTTTCCTATTTCTGTTTTTATTAACTTATACGGGTCTAAGTCTTCATCAACTGGGAACTTAACTTCTTGCTTTAATATTCTCAGTATTCCTTTTGGGTTTAAGAACTTGCCATTTATGCTCACAAAATCTTCAATTTCTATGTCATTTCCTGATATGTCGTACATATAGTATTCTTCTAAATACGGCCATGAGAAGTATGCGTTGTTTACAGTTTCTTCAAACTCGGCTACTTCTTGGTCGCTATCAGATAACTTTACAGTAGATTTTGATACTGATAAATTATTCATAGTATCCTTAGTAGCTGCTAAAACTGCTATGCCATCGTTTGAAAATTCACCTGGGTCTAGCATCATCATATCTACGTCAGCTGCGAAATTTCCAACTGAAATACTTTCCTTTTTGCTGTCTTTGCAGTATTTGTTGTTTACATTTATTGGCCTCCCTTCGAAGCCTTCACTTTGTCTTCCATTTGAAAATTCAAATTCATACCTAGAAGCTAAGCCCTCTTTTTCATACGAAAACTGTGACTGCGCATAGTCAAGTTGTAGCCTTGTTCTTAAGTCAATAGACTTAGTCAAATCAACTGATATTTCATTTTGCTGCGAATAGCTTCCGCCGTTCAAGAAGTATGCTATATTTTCAATTCTAAGTTTGCCATTTTCTACAAACCAGTAACACCTCATAGTTTGCGCCAGCATATCCATAATTGATTTGAACGATGTTAGCATCTTTTGGGCTGGCTGGTCGTAATTGCTTTTTAGTATGTTCGTTATCTGCGTTAAATACAGCCGTACGTAATAGCCAGATACGGGGTTTGTTTCTGAAAATAAAAATTCACTGTATTCTGTAGTAGCAACAAAAGTCAAATTGACTTTCATCTCCTTTAGTAAGGCATTTATACATGACGCTATTTCGTATGTATCTTTTACTATCACAGTTGATACCATCGAATTATACTTGTTCTTTACATACGAGAACTTACTCGTATCAAACCAGTATGAGATATTAGTCCATATATTCTTTGCTATTGGCACATATAATACACCCTTTTTAGGTGGCAAAAAATATTTGCCGTTATCATTTATGCCCCATCTTGTAGCTTCTGCCTGTTCCTGTGATGATATAGTAAAAATATTCTCAGCTCTTGATGATACTTCAAAAGGAGCACATTTTCTATAGTTGAAATTATTTTCTGCTATATCGTCTACAGGAATATCGAACGTGGGACTTGAAACATTGTATGTATCAGAGTCGGTTATAAATCTAGCAAATATTGGCTTTGTTGAATACACGCAACTAAAGCTTCCACTAGCTTCTCCACTTACTGCTGACACAGTAAATGTATCATTTAGCCATCTTGATTCATCCTGTACGTTGCCATCCCTATACTGAAAGTATACTTCATTCTTGCTTTCGTGCTTTATTTGATACAGTGATGTTCTGTATGTCGTTGGGCTCCCAGTGCTAGGCTGGTTAATCACTTTGTCAAATTGCACGTAAATAACATACGACGTGTTATTAATCGACCTGAATGTTCCAAACTGCCTTTGGGTTTCTTGTATTGCGCCTCCGCCAAGTTCTTCTATAAACGAGGTCTTTTCTAGTGTGCCTAAGTATGTAGTTGCAATAACACTTGGAGAACCGCCTCCTGGATTGACTACTATGTTTTTAAAGTTTGAAGCTTCTGCAAAATGATATTTGTTTTTAAGCAAATCAGTATTCTCAGTTGCTTCAACCACTTCAGTTTCCCAATACGTAGTCAATGGCTTTATACATCCAATAGAGTTTTCTCCTGGCACATACACTTGTATTGCAGGATGCTTCAGCATTCTAAGGTTTTGCTTATTAATATTAAGCTTCATCAAATCATATTCATTCTCTGCTTTTGCTTCTAGTATTGAATAGACATCATCTGTAGTTAGCTTAATTTTGCAGCTACATACTGAAAAGTCCATATCGCAATCAGACTTTGTAAACCTGGCTGTGTGGTACGCGGCTCCATCCTTTGTGATAACAAACTTAAATTCTTTATCAAGATTTGCAGTGAATATCTTTTTTGCGTCAGCATTCCATAGTACTATATCTCCTGTTATGGACACAGAAAAATACTGCTTGTCATTCTCTCTTCTAAATTCTTTTACTAAGTCTTTAGTATGAGGGAATACTTCAACATCATCTATGTAATACCTATATTTTGCTGGTTGCATATTACTTAATTAATCTTATTGTTTTACCATCAATTTCTACTATTGAGCCGTCTGGCTTAACTACAAGTTTTCTTTCTCCTTGTTTTTTGATTTGCTCAACTTGGTCTTCTATGTATGACAAATCAACAGCATGCTGATTACTTGATATGCTTATATCGTCTGCACCTGAAAAAGCATTTACAAATCTATCTTCAAAGTTCCCTTTGTTTAGGCTATCTACGATGCTAGGCAGCATTTTTTTATACTTGCTTGTTTTCCTCTTGTTTATCACAATTAGTGCTTCACCACCTTCAGCCTTCATTCTCTTATTCTTCTTATTCTTAACACCTAAGTCAATATCATTTCCTGATGCATGCGACCCGCCTTCTAAGAACTCTATGCCACCTTCTCCGTACTCTTCTTCTTGCTGAGTTACCTGCCTAGCTCTCACCTTTGCCGCAGCAAATGAAGTCCACATAGTACCTATAGCTGCTAATGCCAAAGCTGGCCCTATTATAGGTATAACTGAAAGCGATGACCATATATTTGCGCTTGCTGTTATGAGTGAAGACGCTTGAGTAAGTGAGTTTATAGCTTCTTGTCTTCTCTGTGCTTCTATAAGCATTTGTTCTTTTTGCCTTTCTCTTTTTTTCTCTTCTTCAAGTTCTTTTCTAGCAAGTGCTGCATTATTGGCGTATCCATTGGCTCTTGCCTCCATTTCTGTTTCATACACTTTTTGAGCCATATCTACACGTTCTCTTTGCGCGTCTAAAGCCTTTTCAGCAGCTTCAACCTCTGCGTCAGCGATGCTTTTAATATTGTCTATTACAACACTTACCGCTTCTTCAAGCGCTTCAATCTGGTCGTCATCAAGCCCCATTGCTTCGAGTATTCCACCAAATGCTCCTCTTTCTCCTATTCTGCCTATTACATCATCTGCTTCACTTATCTCTCTGTCAAGCCTTGCTATAGTATTCTCTGCAATTTCTATCTCTGCATCCGACATTTCTATCATACCAGATTTAGACAAGCTTAACAATTTCTTCCATCTGTCTTGTTCTTGCTTAAGTCTGAATGACGTGAGCCTGTTTTCGCTTCTTTTTGTTATTTCATATTTTGTGGCTTCAATCTCCTGTTGTTTGTCAAAATCATAAAGATTGTATTCTCCCATCGTCAAATCAATATCTTTATTGTAGCCAGCAATTATGTCTGCTTCGTTCTGCTGTTCTGACTTTGGAAGTTGCTTGTTCTTCGCGACTGCTATTTTCTTTTCAATCTCAAGCAATTTCAATCTAAGCATAAGCTCTTCTTGAGTATCTTTTTTAGCTGATTTGAGCAATAACTCGGTAGTTTTACCTTCTATAGACAATTGTTTCTCCTGTCTTGCGTACCACTGTCTTTCTAAAAACTCAGTAAGCTCAGACTGCATATTTTCTGTAGCTTTTACAACTTCTTCTTGGGCTGCTATAGCCTGTTGCATCTGTTCTTTAGTGAGAGCTTTATATCTTGAATCTTGGCCATCGATTATGCGCTGTATCTTATTATACTTAGCATATAAATCAGCTACCTCTGCATTATATGCATCAATCTTATCACGACGTTGATTATCTAATTCTTCTCTTTCTAAGTCAGTTATACTTTTAGCATACGCTTTATGTATTTGCCTAGATAAGCTATCAAGAGTATCCTCTGTATCTCTAGGTCTTGGTTCTCTTCCTTTAATGCCTTTAGTATCAGGCCCTGCGATATTAAGTTTACTAGCAGAAATAGCCAGCTGTGTATTGGCTCTAATCAAAGCCTGTATTTGGTCTTCAGTAGCCTGTGCCTGATCGCCGTATAGCTTTATATTATCAGTTAGGGTTTGTATAATTGCAGACTGCTGAGTTGCATAGTTTGCTCCACCAGCAGTAGCAGAACCAGTGGCTAATACATCGAATGCCGTACCACCTGTTACACCTTCTTGCTTTAATTTTTCTGCCTTTCTTCTTGCAAGTTCAGCATTAGTAAGTTGACCTACTTTTTTAGTTCTAAGGTCAATTATCTTATTTGTATTTTCTACAATCTTATCTTCATATGCTCTTGCTTGTGCAGCACTTAAAATAGACTTAGCGAGCAATTCGTATGAATCTTTCGCTTGCCCGTTTAAAATGGCCTCTTTGCTTATATTACCAAAATAAGAAGGATATGTTTTTTGTAATTCGTTTACTGCAGCTATTCTTTCTTTGTAGCTAATGTTTGTATTTTCGGCTTGCTTTTTCAGTAATTTTAAATGAACTATTTCTCTTGTAGCATTTTTCTGTCCTTTAATATCAGCATCAAGTAGATTTTTCTTAACAGCAATTAGCTTTTGAAGTTCTGTTTTATAATCATTGGTTACTTTAGTACCCGTAAGCATTCCTGAAACGAACTCTATAATTTGCTTTCCATACATAGAAAACGCTGTAAGAAGAACTACAAGAATTGTGTTAAAGCTAAACAGTGATTTTACTATAGCTTTAGAAACGCTTACTGTTTGCATTCCTTGTTGCTGCAGTATTTTATTCTGAGCTATGAGCCTGTTTATTTCGTCCATAAGTATAGGTATATTGTTTGATATACCCAAAAAGAATGTATTCAATGATACAGCTGCAGCTGGTAATTCTCGTACAACCTGTGATACAGCAACTCCAAGTCCATTCCAAGAACGTGCATAGTTACCTACAGATAACTTGTAATTACCAGTAGCTTCCTGCAGTCTAATCATTTCAGTGTAAATCTCAGCTGTCTGCTTTTCAAGAGCTTTGCCTTCTTCTGTAGACGAGCGCATTTCCTTGCTCATCTGATTAAGCTTTATCTTGTTGAGTGAATACTGCGCAGACAATCTATTGTATGAGCCTTCAGCAGAATTAGCTATTTGGGCTTGGAGCTTAGCCTCTTGGTTAGCCTCTCTTATTTGCTGAGTGTATAGCTTAAGCTGTACATTTTCTTCTGATTTTGCGAATGCTAATTTTTCCTCTAAAGCAGCCATTTCTGCTAATACAGTTTTTCTAGCACTTTCAGATGCGTTAGCTGCTTGGTTCTCAGCATTATATCTTATTTGAGACTGAATTTTAAGCTTAATAGCATCATCATATGCTCTCATTCTATCTTTCAGCTCAATTATTCTGTTTATCAGCTTAGCTCCTTCATTCGATGATAACGCTTGTTCTTGTGTCATGCTTTTAAGCTTACCAGTAACAAGCTTTAGCTCTGCTTCCATTTCATTGTAAGAGCCCTTGGCAGATTCTACGAACTGTATTTCTTGCTTAGTTAAATTTGCTGACTTTTGCTTAGTTGCATTTAGCCCTTGTATATTGCCTTCTAGCATTTTAGAAGAGCTGCTCAATTCTGTGAATTGCCTTTCTAGTTTAGCAGCATCATTAGCGTATTTGCCTATGGTTTCTCTATTTTCAGCAGTCGCTCCGCTTATGCCTTTCAAAGCAGATTGAATTTCTGCAGCATTCTTCTTAATCAAGGATGTTACATCATCATATATTCCTTTCACCTCTATGAGTTGTTTTATCAACTGCTCAATCGAATCGTCCGGGTGAATCAGGTCTTTGTAATATACTGGGTTAGAACCTGCCATTTTTTTTGTTCGATATATAATTGCTTAAATTGTCTCCCAGATAGCGCTGGGTCGCTCCAGATTTAACTTTGACGCTAATATAATAAAACAATATTAATAATAAAACAAAACGCGAAACTTTTAATTAAAATTAATCATCCGAGTCAGTTTCTCTTCCTTTTATTATATTTTAGTTCTGATTCGGCTTGTTTTTTAATAACTTGCATAGAGTTATAGAATTGCAGCGTCGTTAAATTATTAGCATTTGCACCAGTTTTTTGCAGTAAGATTAAGCAAGCAGTTTCAAACTGCTTATCGTATTCTATCTCAACTGACTGGCTACCTATGAAAGACTTAGGCTTATACAAATTGAGCATTGCATCATCTATTTCTTGTACTAATTTAGCATTATCGTTTCCAGTTATTATGCTGTTGAGTATCAGTAGTGTGCGTCGCTTAATATTGTCATAAGCCTCTTTGTCTTTCGCGTTCGTAAATTCTGAAGGAAAATATGTATCAAGTTCTGTCTCTACTTTTTTTTTAATTTTTGTAATAAATGATAAAATAGTGCAGTGCTTAATCGTATTTATGCTTTTTATAATGCCTTTTAAGTTATCATCTGAGTAGTCAGTTATTCTTTTACCATTTATGCTGTATATCAATGATGCGAAAGCCATGTACTTAGGAGATATTTCGCTACTAATCATGTGCATATTTTGTCGCATATTTTGTAATTCCTGCAATGCTTTTGCCTTATCAGTATTTATTAATTTAGCTATATACACAGCATGCCTATCTATGTCGTCGATGTCTGAGCCTATGCCAGAATCAATTAATAAAAACTTATTAAACTTCTGGAAGTTTATTATCGGAAGCTCATCTATGCCATCATAAACGCATATGACATTTTTATTATGTATAATCTTTTTCATAGTAAGAATCTTATAATTGGCGCAGAGAAAAATGGTACAACCATAAATGCTAAGTCATTAGTTAAACACACACAAACTATGCTAAAAAGCATAGACGCCCAAAAGCTTAAACAGAAATCACAGTCAAACAATTTTGATACTAAAAGTATCGGAGAACGCTCAATAATCATATCCCTTAAACCGATTTTTCCAATAAATAATATTGAAAATGTAGTAAAGAGAGAAATCATAATAATCTGTGTTAATGTAGGCATATTACTTATTTTTACAAATGTTTTTTGCTATGATACTAAACTCAAGCCTCAATGCAGCATACGGATACATAAAGAACTGTTTATCTATCGATGCAACGCCTTCGCCTTTATATGCATAATTGTTGTATATCTTTTCTACAGAATAGTTCTTATATACATTTTCATATCGCTCATACACTTTTCTAAGTGTTATCCTACCGCCTTGTTTCACAAAGCCTGGTGTAGTTATAAGGCTTATAATTTCATTTTTTATTTCTTCTGTGTATAATACGCTAGTATCCTCATATATAGAATTGAGATTATACCAAAATACTAGTGCACCATTGAACTCAATCTGTGGCATACCTGGTGTAAAATATGAGATGTTCTGAGGGTCATATATATCAAACCAAGAAAAGTTGCCAAAATTATCATTTGGAAGTACAGATACGTATTCGCCTTTCCCATTGTAGACAGCTGGATATATAAACTTATTCCCGTCTGGTCTATGCTCTACGAGTTTGTATGCACGCCCAAAAGCGTAATTTAGCCATTTGATATTATCAATCAGCTCAATCTGTATATCTTGCAATACTTTGTCAAGCATTACTGGGTTGTCTTTGTATATTACATTGACACTTGGCTCTTTTCTATTTTTCATAAGCTTTTAAGTTTATCAAGCAGCATAGGATATAAATATTCCCAAGCTAGTTCTTCCATATTTTCGTCTGTCAACCCAAATATCTGTTCACCATATTTTTCACCTAGTTTACTTGTTTTCCAGTCAGTCGCGTCAATAAAAAATCTATCTTCATTTATAATTAACACGAATGAACCTTGAAAATCTCCTGTATCTCTTAATGTTACTCTGTTAGTAGGCTGTGATTTTGCAAGTTTAACTTGTATGGTTCTAGGAGAATATGGCGCGTAGCTATCTATTCTTATACCATCTCTAGTTATTCCTTTTTCAAACAGCTGTGATTGAGAGTTCATGTCAAGAATCATCGCTTCGTCTTCTATAATTTCGAGGCGTATATACTCGTCGAGATTATCTCTAAACTCTGTTACTTTTCCCAGTATGTTATCTATGACACTCATTATATATGCATATACCTTATACCGTTATTTTTACACGGCATGCACACTCTGTCTATGCCTTCTGTACTAAGTCCAATTGCTTTAAAAGCTAAATCGAGCTGATAGCTTAGGCCTGATTTTTTCATTGATGAAGAATCACCATCTATCTCGTATAGAATATCAACTCTTGATGCGTTGATAGAATTTCTATTCGTTCTTACATTTGGGTTGTAAGCGAATTCCCTAAGGAAGTCTATTGCAACTTGCTTTGCTATTACATCTTGGAATAGCATTTTTTGTGCAACTATGAAGTCAGTTATATCACATTTGACAGATATATCTAAGTTAAGGCCGAAGTTGGTTGTATAATCGTATATATTGTTTTCAACATCCCAAAGTGTTTCACCATCTATTACTTCTTCATTGACGCTAAAAGGATGTATTTCTAAATACTTAGACCATGCTTGCCATGCTTGCAATTCTCTTCTTGAGCAATTTCCGCAAGGCTCTTTTGACCAGTCTTTATCTTTTCTAATTGCCAGTTGGTTTGTTAAATCTAAGTCAGATTGCTTATAACATATATACCAACTGCCACCTGCATCTATTTCGTCAGTCTCATATGGCAGATATAAATCATCTGTTATTATCCACATGAAACCTGGTTTATTCTTGTTAACATGTATTGTATGGTATGGACTAGCTAGTGAAGAGTTATATATGTATAAATCAAACTCACCAGTCCCGTTTGACTGGAACCCTATTTTGTTTATTTTTGTAGTAACACCTTTTGACCTGATTGGGACTATCTCAAAACCAACCATGTTATCTTGGTTCTTGATAGTGTCAACTAGCCTTCCAGTAGAATCAAACAGTGTTCTGTTTTCACATAATTGCTTGTATGTACCTTTTACAATCTTATCGTTGATATATCTGTTTACTGCTTTTACTATACTGGCTTTTGTTTTGCTTTCGAGCCATTCTGAAAATGGGTTTGTTTCTTCCCAAAAATTTGTATCATCTGGAGAATTACCTTCTGTCTGCTGCAAAGATTTATACAAAAGGTTATTGTATGATACTACTTCTCCAATTTTGTATACACGCCCAGCATCATATTCATCATATGCAACGTTATTAAAATCTGGTGCAATGCTAGATAAATTCTGCAACGTAAGAAGCGGGTGTACTTGCTGAAAATATATGCCAGATTCACTGCGTGTCAAACTGTCAGATATATGTATTTCTGCGGTATTGTAGCTTTGTTCCCATCCTACAACGTGGAACATTGCTGACTGTATATCATTGATTCTTACCATTGCTTAATAGATTGTTTTAAAAATGAAAAACAGTAGGCCACCGAGCTTAGCCGATGCCTACTGCCAAAGCTAATAACAACTTGAAAAACTGTTATTATTCTCTTTATTTATGCACCGGTATATTTATAAAGATTAAGCGCCTGCTACCTCTTTAGTATTAACCGGGTTTTTAGCTGAGTTCATAACTACAACTGGCTTAGCGTATGTAGCATCTTCGCTAGATACATTGAAACCAAGAATAGGACTAGCCAATGTTTCTTTATCGCTGTTGTATGCAGTTACGAATGCCAAATCTACTGCAAATCCGTAGTGCTCTTTACGAGTACGTACCATGTCTGAAGTAGCTGCGCCACCGATTGCGTTGTAGTCTCCAACTGAATCATAGAAATAAGTTCCGCATTGTAGACCGAGCATAGGCAATGTAACTATTCCCCATTCGTGGCCATCACCAGAAACTGTTCCAAGCAAACAGTCACGTTCAAAGCGATGCAACAGGCCAAGTGAACCAGAATTGATTGCGTAGCCTTGTGCGTATTTGCCTTCAGCAGCTGCAATGTTATTGGTCAAGTGCACAATTTTTGTACCGAATTCGTTCTGCTTGTTTACGTCGTTGTACAATCCATGTTGCTGCAACTTTCTCATGATGCTCTCTACACCTGGGTCACCGACGATATGCAATTGGCCATAGAAGTCATTAGCTCCCATGATAACTTCAAGGTCGCCAAAGATATTTTCACGTTCTGACCACTTAGCATTGATAGTATTGCCTGTTTTGTCATATAGCAAAGCATTCTTGATTACCTTGGTCTTATCAGCAGCGAGCTGGGCAAGAGCCACCTGGTCTAACTTCGCTGCCAAAGCATAGATGTACTTCATCATCTTTGTTTCGAAGTCTTTCTGAATCTTAATCTCATTGTTCATGTACATCGCAGGTGCGATTGTGAATCCCCAAGAGTAGGTTGCAAAATTAATTGTAACCATATTTGAAGTATTTTCGCTGTCCGCGATAGTCAATGACCGAGTGTTACCAATAGTAATATCAGCGTCATAGTCAATAACCGGAGTTTCGAGAACGCTGCCAATTGACATTCTAGCTTTCTCCTTAATTTCATCAGTCAAAATGCCTGTAGGGTCTTCTGATTGCACCATAAAAGCATTCAGAGCTCCATACCGACTGGGACGAAATTCAAACTTATCAAAATTTGAATTCGCTCTCATGTTCTGTGTGCGAGTTAATACTAAGCTCATAATTTAAAAGTTTTTAATTATTAATGTATGGCTAGTATGGTGCATTACCCTTTTACAACTACTAGCTTGATTTTTCATTATCTAATTGGAAGTTCTGCAACGCCTGCGTCTGTTCTTATTTGCTGAAATTGCTTGTCAAACTCTGGGTTATCTCTAGTAATACCTTGCGAGAATATGTAGTTATCAATCAGCTTATCGGCTTCAATCTGTGTCTTTGCAGACGACAAGTCTATAATTGAGCTATTTCCTCCTTGGCCACTTCCACCTCCACGGTTATTGGTTCCACCACCTATCTGGTGTTTACCCAAATCAATAGCATCTTTAATCGATGATTCAAGAACCAAGTCCTTCAAAGAATAAGGGTTCAGGTTCGCTTTAGGATTGTTGATTATATTTCCTGCAGAGTCTCTCATAACTAACATCTTGCCACCTTTTCCATCGTCTACGAAATCAGGAGTACCTTTAGAAAGCACTTCTGATTTTGCTGTCTGTATAAGTGCTTTCTGCACGCTCTCAGGAATTGAGGCTTTGAACTTCAAACCATGGATAGCAGCTTCAAAAGCATAATCAACATGGACTTGCTTCACTGCGTCTTCAAGCTTTGTTTTCTCAACCACGAACTCTGTTTCTTTTGCTTGAAGTTGAGTTTGCAATTGAGTAACTTGAGTTTTTGCATCTTTTAGCTGCTGCTTTAGAGCAGCATCTCCTTCGCCGTTCTCAATTTTCTTTTTCAGGTCTTCTACCTCTTTATTGGCTTTATCAAGTTTTGCTTGAATATCAAGTGTAGATCCTGCCTTCTGTTTGTATTCTGACAATACACGCTTTGCGTAATCATAGCTTTTTTCGCCATCATTCTTTTTGATTCCAGTGATGCTAAAAATATCTGTGTCATACTGACCGTGCAATGCGCCTATCTTAGTACCAATAACAGTATTTTCATCATTTCTAGACATTTCAGCGATAGCATTTAACTGGGCTTCATTGAGGCCAGCTAAGGCTGTACTTTGTCTGAGCATTTCAATTGTTAACATAGCTTTGAGTTTTTTTTGTTATTCACTTTCTTCTGTTTTTGCTACATACTGAGCGGCATCCCCAAACGGGTCATGCAGCACTTCAAGAATAGTATAGCCAATCGATGTGTGGAATTTTTTGAAGTTATCCCACTCGCCTTTATTGAATGTCTGCACGTACGCCTTAGATTGCTCTTTGCCGGTCATTGGGTTAAAACGTCTGCCTTTTACAACTTTAAGATGCAGCATATTTTCTGTTCCTTCTTCAGGCTTATATTTTGCTGCTTCAGCTGCTTCAATGGCCTTCGCCTCTTCAATCAAATCATCGATGTCTGCAATCATGGCAATACAGTTATCGAGCTCTGCTTGCTTTGCATCATTCCATGACTTGCCATCTTTCTTTGTAGTTTCAAGACCAGCTTTTTGCTCGGTCAGTTTAAGCTTCGCCTTCTCTAGGTCTTGGACTGATTGTTTCTTTGTAGTTGACATAATCTAACAGTTTTTTGGTTATAATGTTTATTTTATCTTTAAATGGTCTGCTGGATGCGAACTCAATTATGTTTATGTTCTCTCGTTCGAATCTTTCGATAAATGTACTAAAATTTATTTTAAGTTTTACTAGTTTTTCATCTAATAACTGTTTTTCATGCAGTTTTAACACTTCATCTAGAGTGTTATGCGGGTATGGCTCTAGTTGCTTAAGAATTAGCATTCTCTGCAATACAATTGGATTGTTCCTATACTCGACTTCAAGTATCTGTTGAGTGATAGCGTCTAATTCTGAATTAGATGCTCCATTCTTTTTAGCCAATTCATATTTGGTGTACAGCTCCTTTACAGTGAATACATAGAACTCAGTTCCCCAACTTATAGATGATGATATGAAATTTTCGCCATACCTAAGCCTACATATTGTGTCGTCAACGAACTTCTGTGCTAACTCAAAATTAGTTTTAAGTGCATTTAGTACAGACGTTTTTGATTCAAAGTTAGCTGCAACCTGTGTTTCATTTATGGCTTCTTTTTCGCTTACTGTTCCACCAGAGCCAACTATTGATACGATAATCTCGTTTTTCAATCTAACGCATTCATCCACGTTGTAATCAAGTGAATCTTTATCTATAGTAGTTATCTGCACTGGGTTCCTCATATCACCAATGCCTTCGACAGAATTTGGAACTGGAACCTCTATGAATGAGCCAGGTCCTGCTATTCGCTTATTGCCGCAGCAGGGGCATTTTTCGACTGTACCATCATTGAGCAACTTGTAATCGCCTTTTGAATTCCTCAAAAAGCCACCATCGCAATAATCGCCGGTTTCATTGTTTTCAAAATTGCAATCAGCTTCAAATGCGCTATATATAGGATATGGCGCATACAAATCTAGATGCTGCTTAGAGATTGTGAAGAATAATAGCCAATCTAAATTTGATAGCTCTTTTGTGATTGGGTTCTTCTTTATATATTTGTTTTTCTCATTTAGATAGTTTGACCAGAAAAATCTGGCAGGACAATAACCTAAGCCATGTTCTGCCTCAGTAACAAGTGATTCGATTTCGTTGTCGTCATTCAGCTGATACACCCTAATAAAAGTATCATCGAATACTGCTACCTGTTTTTCTGGCTGTCTAAACACTAACCAATCTAAATCAGAAAAATTCTTGCTTTCAAAATCAATGACATCATCAATCTCAAGCCAGTAAAAATATGGCTCTGGTCTCTCTGATGTTTGTTCTTTTGGCAAGTCTACAACCAAAATGCTATTAGGCGAAACTTGCATTTGTTTCCAGCCTCTAGTTTTCCAAACTTCTGGCTCAAACAGTTTATTTTTTCTAAAATCAGCCCAATCTTCTAATAGCTCAGAAGACGTAAACTGAAATGACGAAGAAGAGTTACGGCTATAGAAAACCCTTTCGAGTTCTCTATAGACGTCCTCAACTACAGCAGGAGTTGACAATGGAAATTTAAAAAGCTGCAAGAAAATATTGTATTTGTCTTTTGGCAACAAAAGTCTAACCCAAGACAAAAAGTCCTGGGTTGGTGCGTTTATGTCAGAAACAGCAATATTCGTCTCTGAATGGAAACGAATACGCTTCTGCATTTTTACAGCTTTCTGAATAACTTGCTTCTTACTCGGCTTTAGCAGTATTTGCTTTATCTGTTTTAAGTCTAATGCCATTGTCTTCGTCGTAATAGTATTTACTATCGTCAGGCAGTTCCCAACCGCCATTTAGTGTAGAGCCCATATTGAGAATTCTCTCTGCATGTTTAATCTCAAAAGACCGTTTTATACAGTCTTTTTTGACTTCAAGCTCTACCATTGTTGCCTTAACCTTTACCATAACTTATATGTTTTTAGCTTCCAGCGGCTGATTTTGCATTAACTAAATCAGTCAAAGGATTGTAGTCAAACGCTGCTGTTTTTACAATTACAAAATTGTCACTCCAGTTAGGAAAGAATGACCATTGGATTGTGTTGCTATCTGGCTCTTCGAAACCACCGAGTTTCTTATCGCCGACAAAGAACTTACCAACAGGAATCGGCATGTATTTTGTAGGCTCATCAAGGTTATCTGCCAAACAGCCAATGTTACCATTCTCGTCAATCAGATACACACCAATGTTTTCACATGAGTAATTTTTCATTGCTGCGATAGTAGCCTGGCTTTCTTGATAGATGATGCCTTCGAACGTTGTGGCTTCACGGCCAATTACGATCTCAACACCGCCTAGTGTCTGATTGCCACCACCGAATGTACGAGCTGCTCCAGGTTCTGTAGTAGGGTTCTGAATGTAAGGGCTGATAACCATCTTAGTTCCATCCGCAGCTGAAAACAGCGGAGTCATAGTAGCCTTTTTTGCTATATCAGCAACAGCTATGCTGTTCAGTTCTCCAGCTGATTTGTTAATACGCTGGATGATTACTTTTTGTACTTGTCCCATGCTTTCTTTGCATTCAGCTATGCTGAGGTCAGCAATATGTGCTCCAGGAGGACATCCACAGTTTAATCCCATAATAAATAATTTTTTATATTGTTAATACTAGCGACCTGGCTTCCCTTCGCCAATATCGTGATAATTAGAAGTATGAAACTTATTTAATGCGAATATAAATATAAAACGAATAAAAAGAAAGACAATAGCCTTAATTTTTATTCGTTTTAAAGAAATTTAGCTCTTTTAAGCCTACAGGAAAATCAGTATATTAGTAATAATGATTGTTATCGCTTGTGCTATGAAAAGAGGTTTAATCAGCATAAACCGTTTCTTTAGCTCGTACTGCTTATACATCTTCTTCATCATGATAATTACGTAGACAGGCCATACAATCCAAAGTAACAGTAGCCATGGGCATACTACAATCAATATTAGGAACATTAGTATGAGAGATAACGCTGTTGCTATCAGGTTAACTGTTTTATCGCCTCCTCTATATTTTGGAAATATAATAGTGACAAGCATTGATATTTCCCATAAGAACCCTAAAAACTGAAAATCATTTCCTGCTAGGCTGTCAAGCAACGGTGGCAGGGTGAAAAATGCATATACGAACACAGGGGCCTGATAGAATGGGTTTTTAAGCTCATAATATAGCTGATTAATAGAATCTGGTGTATCCTCAAAGCTTTCATATACACACGTAAATAGTAAAAATAATGAAATCAGTACTACTGATAAAATCGCAAGTAATGTAATCATAATAAATGGTTTTTTGAGTTGTTAATAAATGTTGTTAATTTCTCTGCTTAATGCCTCTTTTGCTATCTCTTGAGGAGTGCATTTCATACACACCTGTGAGAGCATCTGGAGCATCATCATGCTGGCTTCTTTTCTTGTTATCTTTTCTGTAGCTCGTAAGTGCATTGTAGAACTTCGGCCATTTTTTCTCCCAGCCAACTGGAAACAGAATATCATTCATTACATTAGCTGACTGTGTATATATACGCACGTACTTATTATTAGTCTGTGTAAATGGCTCTATGGAGCACCTGAAGTTCCTCATATCAACTCTGAGATGTTTCTTTACTGCTCTTGCAA